TTTTTAAATTCAAGTTGTCCTCAGGGTTAGTAGACAGACTGTTGACTGCTAGCAGCAGGATGCAGGATGCAAAGCTCAAGGAGAGCAAGCAGAGCTGAGTAACTTTTTGCCAGAGGTAAAAGTTTGCGCAGTTCTGTGCAGAGCTCCTTAGGTCTTTGTACAAAGGTATGGGGGACCCATGGTTTTGGACGGAGGCCGGGGGCTTCAGAGCTAGGGTCCACTACATCCTCCTACACATAATAAATCCATCTCCGTATTTATTTATTATAGGTAAGGTGTATTCCGGGGGAATTGTTTTATATTTGTATTAGGTGCCAGACACGCTTCCCGTAAGATCAGCGTCCCAGGTTTGGACTTCTTAGTAAGGGAAAGGACAATGTCTATAACTTTACTACCCCCAGGAAAGTTTCTCTGATCAAGAATTACTACCTGGGGTTTTTATTATATATTTGTATTGGTAAAAAAACATTTCATAATTTGTTAGGTAAGGAAACCTCTGGAGTAATCTGGAGGTTTTGTTTTTATTATTATATTTGTAAAAATTATTTGTTATGCAGTTATATAGAGAAAGGCCTAAGAGTATTGAGGCTATACAGTATGATGGTACAGAGGAATGTGCTATTAAGATTTCCGGATATGAGAATTTTGAGGGACATATTAATTATATCAATCATAAATTTGATAGCTTTTTTCTCACTACTGATAATGGTGAAATTAGATTAGTACCGGGGGACTATGTGATACAGGATTGGGCCGGTACATATTCACTCATGCCAGAAAAAAAATTTAATAGAATGTATAAGGTATTTGAATAATACTTATATTTGTGATATCATTATTGTTTTGCGATTTATAATGGTTATTGTTTTGATTGGTTATCAGGGTAAGTCTAGATGTAAAATTCTAGACTTATTTTTTTGTTTAAACTTTAATTGTTTAATAAATTTATTATCTTTACTGGATAATTAAAACATAGTATTATGAGTAAAGCAATTAAAAGTCTTAAGGGACGTAGAGTATTAATCAGTCAGCCAGAAAGAAAAGAATCTGTGATTGAATTAAGTGAAGCTGACAAAGCACACATGGATGCTGAGGACATGAAGAAATGGACCAAGTTAACAGTGTATGCAGTTGGTGAAGAAGTTAAAACTTTAGAAGCAGGTGATGTAGTTTACATTGGTGTTAATGCTATCAAGAATGCAGAGGCTCTTGAAGTTGATGGAGGTATTAAGTTGATGGTAAGTGAATATGATATTGCAATTGTTTGGTAAGATGAGTTCTTTAATTTGTGATGATTATAAAAGGATGGTAGGAAAACCTGAAACATCTAATACATATAAAAAAAGTTTAAAGATTATGGCTGAAATGTATAATAAAAACCAAGAAATGTATAAAGATTATATCAGAAAAACTGAAGCAAGTCCTTATGTAGGAAGAGATCCTTTTGCAGGAACAAAACCTACAGCAGTTACAGTACCAGATTGTACTGCTAAAGCTTCTCCATTAAGACCAGCTCACTATGGTTGTGATGGAAATGTATATGAAGTATTCAACGTGCTTGAAGCTTGGGGACTTGATAAAGATTTTTACTTAGGTAATGTAATTAAGTATCTGGCACGTGCTGGAAAGAAAGATGCTGCTAAAGAGTTAGAGGATCTGGAAAAAGCTGAAGTATATTTAAAAAGAAGAATAGCTGAGTTAAAGAAATGAAATGGCTTTTGATATTATTATTGTATTCATGTGCATCAGTTGGTCCTAACTATAATCAAGGAGGGAGTCACAATGATGATATGGCAATGCGTAGTAAGATTGTATTCAAGGAAGACCTGAGAGTTAAAAATAAAATGGTTAGTACAAGAAGCTCTGCTAGAAAAAGTATACATAAGGCAAAAAAAATTAGAAATAAAAAATTAAAAAAGTATATCTGATTAAAATATTATTTATATATTGCACTAGCTAAACTATTATTCTCAGTATTAGACTATTTATTCGACTAGCTAGGTAAGGAAATCCCAGATTAATTTTCTGGGATTTTGTTTTTTATATAATTATTTTGTATATTATAGTATATATATATAAAAAAAATAATCATGGACATTTTAAATTTTATTTCCTGGATCAAAGCAAAGCGTGTAACTACTACACCTCCAGATGGATCTTTAATTGCTGTAGGTACACCGTCAACAAAAAGAGATGACAAATATCTTACAGTAGCAATGACATTAAATGATGCAGTAACAGCAGGTAATATTGGTAATACTAAACATTATGAGTTAGACATGGCAATTACTGGTACTGTAACAGTAGATACTCCTCGTGGTATTATTGATATTCTTAATATGGGATCATCTGCTCCTTTAACTCCTAATCCAGCTTATGCTACTTCAGTATCTTTTACAATTGATAATTTAGATTTAGATCTTACTTTAGCCAATAGAGATAATATATATGTACAGTATTCTGTATATTACAAAAACACTATAACTGACAATGCTATTCCACACTTAATTGCTACAGGAGCTACAACTGGATTAGATTTTAATTTTTATAATGCAAATCCTGCAATAGCTGGAGTTAATAACTGGAATGGTGCATTGTATGTATATTATGAACTATACACAATTAATTGATAAATAAAAATAAAAAATAAATAACATGGATATATTAAATTTTATAAGTTGGATTAAAGGTAAGAGAATAGTAAGTACTGTTGATACTACTAAAACAGTAATACCATTAGGTCTTAAAGATGGACGTAGAGATGATGACTACTTAGCTGGTACTATTTCAGTTGCTGACTTTGCTGCTGTAGTTTCAGATCCTTCAGTAACCTTTGTACAAGGTTCAATTGAACCAAACGTTCAAGCTACTATGACTGCAATAGGTGGTACAATAACTAAACAAAATGGTACTGTACTTAAAAGATATAGAATACAAGGTATTGCTGACCTTGCAGGTTCAAGTTCATATGCTCTTCTTATTGGAGTTGTTTCAGGTTCTAATACTTCATTTAGAGTAAGAGAAGATACAGTAATCTTAGCAGAAAATACTAATATATATGACACTGTTGCTTCTGCAATGAACGTTAATGTTTTAGTAGCTAATAATGCAGGTAATTTAATTTCAACAACAAATGCTCTTATAGCAGATGATAATACAATTAGTACTATACAAGATCATTGGTATACTTTAGTAATGGCAGCAGCTGCTCCATTTAAAGCTCAAGTAAATATTGACTTTACAATAGCAATACCTGAAGATGAAACAGTAGAATTTATTAATTAATAAAACTTAAAAATTATGGAAAAAGAAAATAGAGTAACCGCTTTTTTAATAAAAAAGTATGGAACAGATGTGACAAAAAAAACTATGGAAAATTTTAAAAAAAAACAAAGTGAATATATTAAAAAAGATAAAGCATAAATAAATTAATTAACTATAAAAAATAAATAAAATGGCAGCACCAATAGCATTAAGAGAAGCAGATATTAAAGTATACGCATCAGTATTGATGAATAACTCAGTATCATTAGATGAAAAAGCAGTAGCATTAACTGCAATATATGATTTTTTTGTTAATCCATATAATAATACTGATGTATATAATGAATATGGATTAGGAGTATATTTCCGTGATAGTATATCAGGTGATATTAAAACTACAAAAGTACCTGCACCAATAGTACCGTAATTAAAAAAAAATAAAAAAATATAAATACCACAGATATAATATGTTTGTGGTATTTTTACATTAAACTAAAAATAAATATCATGTTAAATAATTTAACTAATTTTTCTCCACTGATTAAAGCAGGGAAAATAAAAACACTTTTAGAAGCAAGTGATTTATTTACCATTGGTGTTAGAAATCCAAACTTTGATGGACATTATGAGCCAGCATTAATTACTGCAACTAATTTAGCTAATAGTATTGCTCCTTTATTACCATTTCCTTTTACTTTAACTACAACAGGTACATCAGGAGTATCAACATTAATTGGTACAGTATTAAATATTCCTAATTATGCTGGTAGTACATTGCCACCATGGGTAGAAACTAATGCTACTGACTTAACATTATGGAATAATGGTCAAGGTAATATTGCTACAAATACTTCTTATGGTGATGGTGCTTTAAGTATTAATACAACAGGTAGTTCAAATACTGCTATTGGATATCAGACTTTATTAAACAATACAACGGGTACTAAAAATGTTGCACTTGGTAACAATGCTTTATATACTAATGATGGTGGTATATCTAATGTAGGTATTGGTTATAATGCTTTATATTATAACATAACTGGTATAGAAAATATAGCAATAGGAGATAGTGCATTAGTATTTAATACTACTGCAAATTATAATACTGCAATAGGAATAACAGCATTAAGAAATAATACAACTGGGTCTAATAATGCTGCTTTTGGTCACAATTCATTAAGAAATAATACAATAGGTTCAGATAATACAGCAATAGGACGTCAAACATTATTTGCTAATACAACTGGAGGTACTAATGTTGCAGTTGGAAGTATTGCATTACTTAATAATACTACTGGATATAATAATGTAGCAGTAGGTTATTCGGCTTTACAAGATAATACTACAGGTAATAGTTTAGTTGCCGTAGGTTCAGCAGCATTGAAAGCTAATACATCAGGTCTTTATAATTCTGCACTTGGTTTTCAAGCATTACTAAGTAATACTACAGGTAATCATAATACTGGTATTGGTGTAAGTGCATTAAGATTAAATAGTATAGGTACACAAAATTCAGCTTTAGGTTCTCAAGCATTAGCACTAAATACAACAGGTAATGATAATACAGCGGTTGGATACAGATCATTGCAAGGAAATACAACTGGTAATGCAAATACTTCAGTAGGTAGAGATTCAATGCTACTTAATTTAACTGGAATTAATAATACTGCAGTTGGTTATAAAACATTATATTTTAATACTACAGGTCAACAAAATGTTGGAATTGGTTCACAAGCATTGTATAATAACACTATAGGTATTGATAATGTAACTGTAGGTTATAATTCATTATTTGCTAATACAACTGGAAGTAATAATATTGCAACGGGTTCTTTTGCATTATATACTAATACTATAGGTAATGGAAATACAGCATTGGGATATAATGCTTTATATGCTAATACAACAGATAATAATACAGCTGTAGGTTCTAATGCTTTACAAAGTAATACGGTTGGAATTCAAGTAACTGCAGTTGGAGTAGGATCATTGAGATTAAATACTACTGGTAATAATAATGTAGCTTTTGGAACTTATGCATTATATCATAATACAACAGCTAGTGAAAACACTGCAATAGGTGTTGGTGCTTTACAAGAAAATACAACGGGTTATCAAAATACTGCTATAGGAGTAGGAAGTTTATTATATAATACAACAGGTATTAATAATGTTGCAACTGGTACATATGCTTTAAATACAAATACTACAGGTTTTCAAAATACAGCTACTGGTAATGATGCATTATACAGCAATACAACAGGTGGTAATAATACTTCTATAGGTTTTCAATCATTAAGAAATAATACAACAGGAGATAGCAATTCAGCTTTAGGATATAATACGCAAAGTGGAAATTTTAGTGGTTCAGTTATATTAGGAAGTTCTGCTGCAGCAACTGCAAATAATCAATTTGTAGTTGGTACTCCAGCAGTAAATGCAGGAGCAGTAACAGTAGAAGTAAACGCATCTTCTCAAGTATGGAATGTAGTTATTAATGGAGTAGCAAGAAAAATATTATTAGCGTAATAAAAATAAATATATTAACTTTATAAAAAATAAAATCATGGAATTAGAATTAACAGCAGAACAAATTGCACAATCAGTATCAGCAGCATATGATAGTGTTGCATTATTAGCAGAATTAAAAGCTAAAGAAACTTTAACTGAAGAAGAAGCTGCAACAATAACACGTAATGAGGGACACATCCGTATTATGATGGCTAAAGAATGGTTTGTTGGAGGACTTACTAAAAAACAAGTAACTGAATTACAAAAAATATGAAATCAGAAGAAGCTAAACAAGTAATTGAACAAGCTTTAAATCAAGCATTCCTTAAAGGAGCATTTAGTTTACAAGATGCAGCTATGATAACACAAGCATTAGGAGTTTTATTTGCAGAACCTCAACTAGTTCAAGAAAATTAAAAGCAAGAGTCACAGTAATGTGGCTTTTCTTTTTTATATTTGTATATCTAGAATCTTTTACGTATATTATTATATATAAAATCAAATTATTATGTCTGTAGGAAATTTAAAAACATACGGTGGTAAAGGTACCAATATGCCCTGGCAATTAAAAATGCTAATAGGACAAGAATCAGTTGTTAATGCAATAGCAGGAATACCAGGTGGTGGCGGTGGCCCAGCTACTAATATAATTTTAACTCAAATACTTGCAGCTATACAAGCAGGAACTGAATATGAAGCAGCCTTAGTTATTGATGCTAATGATGTTACTTGGTTAGAAATAAGAATTTATAATACAGGTACGGGAACATTTGATCCACCAGTTTATTATTTAGCAGGAACAAATACTCCAGGTACACCAGTTGCACCGCTTACCTATATCAATCCTAATTCTTACTTAGCTCAAATAGTAACTAATACAACAGGACTAGCTACAGAAACTACATTAAATAATATTGATTCAAATGTATCTCAGTTAGTAAGTAATACAACAGCTGTTACTAGAACTCCAGTTTATTTTAGAACAACTACATCAGGTACAATAGCTGCAGTAACATATAGCTTTTCTATAGCAAATGTAGGAACAGGTAATGGAACTTTCTTAGGTGATACAATTAAACCAGGTGAATCAGTAAATTTTGGAGCTGATGGTATTAATAATTCTTATGCTGCTTCTACATTTACATTTGATGGAACAGGTACTGAATTACTTATTACATATAATTCATAATACATATGAGTACTCAAATCTCTACAAAAACAATTGTACAAGATGAAGGTACAACTGTACTTTCTAATGACATTATAAATTTTACCGGATCTGGTGTTACTGTAAGTAATGTAGGAGGTGCAGCTACAGTAGATATTCCTGGAAATATTCCATCTACAAGTTATGGTTTATATGCTCAAACAGTAACTGGACCAAATGTAACAGGTATTGCAGAACAAAGTATAATAGGTGCAGGAGTAGGCACTTTATCAGTTCCTGCAAATGCTTTTTCAATTGGTGATTCTTTTACTGCAGCATTAGATGGAATAATTTCATGTGTAAGTTCAGCAACAATACATATTCATGTAAAAACAGTAGCAGGTGCAATTCTTGCTGATACAGGTATAGTGTCACTAGCTGCAGCAACTAATAAATCTTGGATATTAAATTTATACTTTACAGTTAGAACATTAGGAGGAGCAGGTGTTGCATCAATTTCATCAGGTGGTTTATTTTCATATATTAGAAATGGAGGAACTCAATTTGAAGGATTTGTATTAAGTACTATTAATGCTACTACATTTGATACAACAGTGAATAATGAATTAGTTATTACTGCTCAATTTAATACAGGTAATGCAGGCAATACTATTCGATCATATAACTTTACATTACAAAAAGTATACTAATGAGTACAGATATAAACATAAAGAAAAGAATTACAATACTAGAGGAATCTGCAATATTAACTAAAGATGTTAATAGTATTGATTTTGTAGGAGCAGGTGTAGTTGCATCTACAATAGGAGATGATGTTACTGTTACAATAGGTGGTGGTGTAGGTGCTATAACTTATTATTTAAATCAAACAGTTACACAAGCTCCTTATAAAGAATTTTCTTCTATAGTAACTACAGCAGCAGAACAATTAGTTCCACTAACAGTAGCAGGAGGAGTAACATCAGTTATTGCAGAATATCAAACTCCAGTAGGAGTACCAGGGTCTACTCAAATAGCAGCTGGACTATGGTCTCTTTATTTACATTTTAATGCTGCTATTGCAGGACAAAATTGGATAATTAGACCTACTGTTTGGAAAAGAGATTTAGGTGGTATTGAAACATTACTATTTACTTCAGATCCTATTGTAGTAACTAATATGGCTACAGTAACTACAATGTATCTTTCTGATGGTGTATTTCCTGCAACTACTTTACTTACAACAGATAGATTAGTAGTAAGGATTTCAATGGAAAATACTACTGGTGTATCTCAAACCGTTACATTTAGGACAGAAGGATCTCAGCATTACTCAGTAGCAACAACTACTTTAAATCCAACATATAATCCATCAGCAGTTACATCTGTAACAGGAACAGCTCCAGTAGTATCTTCAGGAGGTATAACACCAGCTATTAGTATGGCACAATCATCAGCAATAGCAGATGGATATTTATCATCTTCAGACTTTGCAGTATTTAATGCTAAAGTAGGAGGAAGTGGTACTACTAATTATTTATCTAAATTTACTGGAACTGGAACTATAGGTAATAGTCAAACTCAAGATGATGGTGCTAATATAGCAGTTAATGGTTCAATATTATCAGCATATAAATTTGCTGTATATAGTACAACTCCTGGAGAGAACTATAACATTTATGGTAATACTACAGTTAATGGGGCAGTTGGTGTTGCAGGAGTAAATCAAGGAGTAGGTGCATCTACTAATTATGGTGTAGGAGGTACAGCACAAAGTTCAACAACTCAAAATATTGGAGTTTATGGACAAGCAACTGGTACAAGTGTTGAAAATGTAGGTGGTAAATTTAGTGCAATATTAGCTACTTCAAACTATTCAGTACAATTACAAGATGGTACTGAAGGAGTAGGTAAAGTTCTTACTTCAATGACAGCAGATGGTAAGGCACAATGGGCTACACTATCAACAAGTATTCCGCAAGCTAATAAAATTTACGTAGATTCACTTAATGGAGTTAATTCAACAGGTAGAGGTAATATTAATAATCCTTACTTAACACCTGAATACGCATTATCTGATATAACTAACACAGGAACAGTAACGGCAACTACAACAAATGCAAGTGCTACATTAACAGCAGTAAGTTCAACAGCTAATATAGTTATAGGACAATTTATTACAGGAACAGGAATACCTTATAACACAATAGTTGTAAGTAAAACGTCTAATACAATTGTATTAAGTCAAGTGTGTACAGCAGGTGCTACAATAACTGCAACTTGGTGGACACCTTATTTAATTATGTTAAATGGAGATTTTGTTGCAACAGGAAATTGGCAAAAACAAGGATTTACATTTAATTGTCTTAATTCAACAATAAGTTGGGGAGCATTTAATTTGTTTACTTTAAGTACTTCACAGTTAGTACCATTTAGTGTAATTGGAGGAAATTGGAATGGGACAAGTGCATCTTCAAGATTTTTATTTAATAGTAGTTATTCAGGTAGTTCCGCTGATTTTATTTTTAAACCTTTTTATTTTTACTCAATAGGTACAGGGTATTCAATAGAATTACAGCAAAATGGAGTATATAAATTTAATAACTTTGCATTGGAGTGTCCAAATTATATTTGTGCTTTTGGTTCAATTGCAAATTTTGAAAGCATTGGAACTATAACTGTAAGTGGATATTTTTATAGTTTATTGCAAGGATTTTTAATAAGATATTGCACATTTAATGTTTTTGGTAAAATTCAATCTCCATCATCAGTTAATATTATCAATAATACTCAAGGTGCTACAATTATTAGTAATGCAGTTATAGTAGGTTCAATGGCATTAGCATATGGTGTTTTTAATGGAAATATATTTGGTACTACATTAACTAATAGTGGTGGTGGTACAGGTGCTGTTCCTTCTATTTATAATGGTAATATTCAAGTTACTACTTTCACTAATTCAGGTCATGTAATTATAAATGGTCAAATGAGAGGAAATGTTGTAAATAATGCTGCATTAGGAAATATTGTTGTAAATGAAATGATGGGTATATATACAGGAAGTAGTTCATCAAAAGGTACAATTAGAGGTGCTTCAGATGTTGGGAATACGTTTTCAGCAACATTATCAGGAACAGCTGAATTAATTGTATTAGATACTAGATATATGATTAATGGTGTAAGTACTTATACAATTGGAGTAGGATGTACATTATATAATAAAGGTTATTTTAGAGGTTATATAGGTACAGTAGCTGGAACACTCATTAATGAAGGTAATATGACTATTCAGGATATATCTACAATAACAGGAACTTTTAAAAACTTTGCTTATATAAACTTAGCAAGAGGTGCTGGTGAATCAGCTGCTAATACACCAACAATAGCAGTTTCAACAGGTACATTAATTTTAAATGCAGGAAGTCAATTAGAATGTCAACTTGCAGATAGTAAGTCAGGACTTATAAGAAAAACTGCAAGTGGAGGAAAAGTTGTAATATTAGGACAACCTTACTTTAAAGTAGCAAATGGTTTAGCACCTTTACAAATATTATCCAATACGGGGACAGCACAAGATGTACTTAATTTTGGTTTGGTTGATAATTGTGCAGTAGGTTTTAGATTAGCAAATACATTTACTGACACAACTTACGGAACAGCTTATGCTCCTAACATATTAGGAGGTGGTATTAATTATGAAGACACAACATATTCATTCTAATTATGGAAAATTTTAAACAAATAGTATATAGACAATCAGATAAAGCTCTGATGATTATACCACAAAATGAGGAACTTCAAGTAGTACCAAGATTTGTAAATGAATTAACAGCAGAACAACAAGCATCATTTAATGAACTTGAAGCATTTTGTTTAACACAAAAAGACCCATTAGTATATATAGTTTATACAACTGATGTAAATAGATTAGATGTACAAGGAGAAGATAATGAGGTAGTATGCTTAATTGTTTCTGAAATGAATCCTGAAGATAAAGCAATAGTAGATAAGGTAGGAGTTATATGTACAGAATTATTAAATAGTTAGAAAATGGCAATAGTATATACAAAAACTGACCAAGGATTAACAGTTGCAACAGGAACAGGAGCACCTGTACATACAGCAGTTGCAGGAGATAGATATACAGATACAGCAAATGGTAATACGTATCAATATACTACAATATGGAATTTAATGCCATTAAGTGGTGGTTTAACTTACTTTACAGAAGCACAAAACACAACAGCACCTAATGCTACTGTTCCTGTAGATAGTTTAACAGCAGTAACCGCAACAACTAATGGAGATATTGCAATAGTTCCTAAAGGTATAGGAGCATTTACTTTAGCAGTTGCTGATAATTTAGTTGCAGGTGGTACTAAAAGAGGACCTAATGCTATAGATTTACAAACAATAAGAAATGTAAATTCACAAGTTGCAGGAGGAGCAAGGTCATTTACAGCAGGTTCATATAATACAGCATCAGCAGATGATTCAGTAGCAATAGGTAAAGGTTGTGTTGCAAATGCATTTTATTCAGTTGCTATAGGTTTACAAACTTATGCAACAGGAAGTTATGCAACAGCTTTTGGTTTTTCAAATAATTCTTCAGGTCAACAAAGTCTTACAAGTGGTTATGGAAATGTAGCAAGTGGAAGTTCTTCAGTTGCTTTAGGAAGTAGTAATACAGCAAGTGGAGGAGCTTCAGTTGCAATGGGAAGTGGTAATACAGCAAGTAATACAGGTACAGTTGCAATGGGAACTAGTTGTACAGCATCTAATGCTAATACTATTGCAATGGGTAATAGAGCTAAAGCAACTGGCGATTCTTCTATATGTTTAGCTAGTTATTTCTTTGCCAATTCTACTGCAAGTGGTGATAATTCAATAGTTGTAGGTTATGGAACTGCAAGTGGATCTAGGTCAATGTGTTTGGGATTTGGAACCACTGCGGCTGGATCTTCATCAGCAATAGGAGATAGTGCCAATACATTTTCAACTTTAGGTAGAATAGCTTTAAGTGGTAGTTCATTAGGTAATGCAGGTGATAATCAAAAAGGAATTATATCATATAGACAAAGAACTACAAACGCAACTCCTACAATATTAACAACAAATAATGCCACTACATTTGGTGATAATGCCAGTTCACAATTAGCTTTACAAAATCAACAAGTAATGAGATTTAAAGGTTCTATTACAGCTAAGCAAAGTGGAACAACTGATATTGCTGTATGGGATATTGATGGAGTAATTGTACGTGGAGCAAATGCAGCTAGTACTGTGTTAACTGTTGGCAATGTAAATGTTGTTACTAATATACCTGCTTGGGTAACTCCTACTTTAGCTGCAAACACAAGTGTAAATGTTGGTGGTTTATTAATAACAATTACAGGGGTGATAGCAACTAATATACAATGGTTTGCTACTATAGATACCGTAGAAAATATTTATGCATAAAAAATAAAAAAATATGAAATTAAAAACATTAGTACCTGTAACTTATAATAGTGGAATAGCAGGACAAGAAACAGGAATAGTAGAAGGTATTTTAACTTCTTGCAATCAACAATTAGCAAGTACATTTGATTCAATGTATATGTTTCAATATGTATCTGAAGAAGGTCAAGTTATTTCATCTAACTTATATCCTGTTACAGAAGAAGAAACAAATGCTTTGTATGACCTAGTTAAAGATGAAGTACCAACAGGTTTAAGTTATACTGATGCTACTACATATCTTTATTATTTAGGATTCAGAGTAAAAATGGCTATAACATTTGGTATAGAAGTAAGTGAAATAGAAATATTAATTGACTAATATTTAAAAAAATGGCTGTACATACTCCAAGTGGGTTAATAATAAATAACCAACAAACAGGAATACAATATACTAAAGTAACAAATAGTTCAGCTGACTGGGCATCTGTAGCCAACTCTACTTATTTTTATGATTTAACAGATAAGTTGAATCATTATAAAAATTCAGAAGGTGTGGTATTAGAAATATTTAGTAGTGATGCTGTTGCATTTTCACCTCAAGATGTATCTTCTGCAGACACTGCACCAACAGCGGCATCTACTCAGTACTATTATCAAACAATAAGTACTGTTACAGGAACTATATCCAAAGTAAAACTATGGGGTTTTTCAGGTTCAGATTTAGTTAGATTTGGTATTTACAGAGGAACTTTGACAGGTACAATGACTTTAATAGGCCAAGGGTCTTTAACTTGTAGTACAGGTGCAAATGAAATCTTACTTACAGCAGAAGCAGGACAAACATTAAAGCTAGCAGTTGGAGAAAATCTTGTTGTAGGATATTATGCAGATGGAATTAGTTGGAGAACTATATATGATGTAGGTATTTCTGATGCTATATTTGGAATATCTAATACATCAAATATAACAACAATGCCTGCAACACCAACTGGAACTGCTACTGGAATTAGATTTGCATGTACATTATATTCATAAAATCAATTTAAAAGATGAAAACTTCACAACAAGGCATAGACCTAATTAAGGGATTTGAAGGATGTAAGTTAAAAGCTTATGTTGATCCTGGAACTGGTGGATTACCAATAACTATTGGGTATGGAAATACATCTAGAAAGGATGGTAGCAAGTTTAAATTGGGTGATAAAATTACTCAAGAAAGAGCTAATGAATTATTTATAGAGTTACTTCCTAAGTATGAAGCTACTGTAGATAGGAATATAAAGGTTACTTTAAACCAAAATCAATTTGATGCACTAGTATCATTTTGCTGGAATTGTGGTAGCTCAAAAGATTTATTTGGTTTAATAAATAAAAAAGCTACAGATGCAGTTATACATGATTGGTGGATAAACCATTATGTATCTAGTGGAAATAAAATACTTCCTGGATTATTAAAAAGAAGAAAAAAAGAAGCAGATTTATACATTAAAAAATAAGATTATGAAAAATTTAAAAAAAAGATGGAATGCTAAAACTCCAACATTTTGGAAAAAAATGCAAAAAATTGGTATTATAGCAGGAACAATAGGAGGAATAATTATTGCTTCTCCAGTAGCATTACCTGCAATATTGGTATCAGCTAGTGGATACTTAATATTAGCTGGAACTGTAACTGCCACATTATCACAGTTAACCATAGAACCAGCAAAATAATTTTAAAAAAGTGCGCTGTATCTAGTAAAATATAACTATATTAGAATATATATTATTTTTTATTTTTATTATTATGGATCAAATACTTACAATAGGTTTATTCTGTATAGGTTTTATTATTACACTTATAGGATACTTTTTAAAGACAACACACACATCAATAATAGCAGATGTAGCAGTTCTTAAAACTAATGATCAATCTCACACAGAAGAGGAGGGTAGATTAAAAGGTAAAATAGAATTACTTGAACAAGAACATAGACTTAAATATCAGTTGATCACAGAAACAACTCAACAAGAGATTAAGAATATGGCTGCTAAAATTGGTGAATTATCTGATACAGTTGGTAAACTAATTACTATTCAACTTAAAAATGTAAAATGAATCCCACATTTTTAAAAACGGGAGATATATTACATTGTAGTGGAAAAAATTTAAATAGTAAATTAGTTAAGAAATTTACTAAATCAAAATTTACACATTCTGCAGTGTTCATAGAAGTATGGGGAGAACCCTATGTCTTAGATGCACAAAAAGATGGTGTAAATTTAAGAGCATGGGCAGACTGGTTACTTGAATATGAATATGATATTATAATACATAGATCAAGTACAGTTACTAATGAGAAAACATTTGCTCAAAGAGCACTCTCCAGAGTAGGTTGTTCAGCATATAGTTTTGAAGAAATTATTATGAAGAAACCTTTTCAATTACTTACAGGCAGGTGGAGAAAGAAAAAATATGAAAGTTTATACTGTTCAGAGTATATTGCATGGATATATTGTATAGAGAAAGTATATAACTTTACACCACAAGATTTACATGATTGGTGTAAAAAGAATTTCTTTTATGAAATTGTAATTTAAATTTGTATTTTTATAATCAGGTTTAACCAATAAATAATAAGTTATGATATTAAGTCAAATAAGAAATGCAGTTAACTCTAAAGGCTACAAGTGGTTTGAGGATGCAGCAAACAAAAGTTATGATGTTAATATAGTAGGAGTACGTAATAGTGCTACTGGTAGAAAAGTTACTAATGTATTTGATGATATTATCACAATATCATATAAAGATGATAAAGGTATATGGCAATACCATGAATGGATGAATACAACTGAACCAGGTAAAAAAGGTGTAATGCAGTATCATAATCCTAAAGGTGTAGCAAGACTTATTCCTGGACAATACAGAGGTGTATGGTCTATTGATAAGCATCAAGGTAAATATGAAGCCCTATGTCAAAGAAATGGTACTGTAGCAATCTTTAGAGATAATAATAAAGACATGACCTTTGATGAAGTAATAAGAGATAATGGCATGTTTGGTATTAATATCCACAAAGCAGGTCAAGATTCTACATGGGTAGAGAACTGGTCAGAAGGATGTCAAGTATTTAAAAGAGTAAAAGACTTTGATGAGTTCATGAAGATCTGTAGAATAGCAGCAAAAATACATGGTAACAAATTCTCTTACACATTAATTGAATCTAAAGATATAGTAGCAGTATGAAATTAAGAAATGCCTGGAAAATAAAGAATAAACAATGGGATAAAGCCTGTGTAAGAATCCGTCTTGGAGCTTTAGACTTATTTACCATTGAATTTGATATTGATAGAAGCTTTTACATGTTGACTATATTAAACTTTACAATTAAAAATAGATAATAACTACGCATCTATAATTTAGAACTCAGGTAATTAACGTACCTGAGTTTTTTATTTTAAATACTAGAAGTTTAAACTTATTTTGTATATTTGTATAAACTTTAAAAATATATATAATGGAAAATGAAAAATTTTACTGGATGGTCTGTGAACTTGCTGATGAAACAATAGAAAGTGTAAATACAATTCATCCTTTTATTGTAATGTCACAAATGAGAAATACTGCTCCAGTACGTTCATTACTTAACTGGAAAGAAATAAGTAAAGATGAGCATGACTTATTTAATAATGTTTTATATAAAAATGCATAAATAAAAGTTTAATTTAAAAACAAGTACAATGGAAAATGTAAACCAACAAGAGCAAGAAGTAGAGTTAACAGCAGAAGAATTAGCAGAAAGAAAGGCTGATATGCTTAAATTTTACACAGAATCAATTCCTTATTTAACAGCACAACTAGAGTATGAAAAAGTACTATGTGAAATTGATGAGGCTAGATTCAAAAGAACAAGTATTAACTATCAACTTGCAATGATGATGAACCCACCTACTGAAGGTGAAGAAGAAATTGATGCACCATCACCAGAACAAGAAAGAAAACTTAAAACTCAATAAGAACTTATGGCATTAGTAAATCAAGTACAGAAACGTGCTGTAATGCCTAAATGGGAAATTGTTAAATTTCAGATATTATCTCACTGCTATATTAATCATATAGTGGTGAGTGATTCTGACTTAAACTGTTTAACATTATTGAGCATGTCAGGACCTATTGAATTAACTCATTTTTGTTATGATGCTTCTTCTGATGAACAGATGATATTTAAGTCTCCACAAACAGTTAGAAATGCGGTTAATAAAGCAATGAAGACAATGTTAGTAATTAAAGATGATGTAGATAAAAAACTTATCAGATTAAATCCTACCTTGCAAGTACAAACAGAAGGAGATATATTATTAGATTATAAATTTCTAGGAAGATGATTCCAAAAAAACCTAATATATTATATAAACAAGTTGCTGAAGATTTAAATGTCTCAGAAACACTTGTAGATAATTTCATGACTTTCTACTATAAAGAGATAAGAAAAAACTTAACTGAGTTAAATCATATCAGAATAAACTTAGATGGTTTAGGAATCATGTCAATTAAACCTAGATTAGTTACTGCACTCTTGGACAAGTATCATAATAGTATTGAAACACTAAATACTGATACTATGGCCAATTATAACTATAAGAAAAGAATAGAGGCTAAAGTTATATTATTAGAGAAAGCAGATAAAATGCTAAAAGCAGATAAAGAAATTAAAGATAAATTTTTAAAGGATAAAGCAGATGGTAAAGCTAAAGGAAATTTGGAACAATAGAAAACAGATTATGGAGGGTATTAAGAACTCTGTAATAAGAGATGCCTTTGTAGAAAAGATTGCAGCAGACAGAATGGAGTTATGTAATGTGTGTGTAAGAAAAGATACTAAAGGTTCATCATGTGTAATGCCAGGGACGCAACCATGTTGTAATTTATGTGGATGTTCACTTACATTTAAAACAAGATCATTATCATCAGACTGTCCAGACTTAAGATGGAAGGCGGTTATCACAGAAGAAGATGAAGATAAACTAGAAAAATTATAATTATGACAATTGGAGAAGATTTAACAGCACAAGGTTTATATGGACTTAATCATATTGGTAGTGTTGGTACTGTAACTGCTGGTGGTATATGGGATCAAATAACAAGTAATAATAAAAATGTTTATACTCCAACAGAGGTATTATTAAATAGAATAGAAAAATTAGAACTTCAAAATAAGTTTTTATCATTGAGTATACTTAGATTAGAAGATAAATTTACTCAAGAAGAAGTTAATAATATTAAAAGTATGTTGACATCAAATGATGAAGCATCAATTATTTTAGCTGATACAATTATAGAAAATGCACAATTATGAGTATAGTATTTAAAGCAGATGATCATAGTTATACTAGTATAGAAGGTGAAGAATCTATCAAATGGACTAGTGTAACAAGTCTTATATCAAAATTAAAAAAGCCATTTGATAAAGTTAAAGTAGCTGCTAAATGCTCTAAACAAAAAAAATCAAAATGGTTTGGTATAGCACCAGAAAAGATAATTGAAATCTGGGATAGTGAAGCACTAAGAGCTACATCATTAGGAACCTTTTATCATAATCAAAGAGAATCAGATCTATGCAGTCTATCTTCATTGGAAGTAGATGGTGTGATAATACCAATAATAACTCCAGTACCTGAAGTAAACAATTTAAAGTATGCTCCTTCTCAGAAATTAGAACAAGGTGTATATCCTGAACATATGGTTTATTTAAAGTCTGCAGGTATATGTGGTCAATCAGATTTAGTAGAAGTAGTAAATGATAGGATAAATATCATTGATTACAAGACAAATAAGAAGATTGATGTTGAATCATATAAGGATTGGGATGGGATTAGTGACAAATTACAGGAACCTGTATCACATTTGGATGATTGTAATTTTAACCACTATGCACTACAATTAAGTATATATATGTATATTATGTTGAAGCATAACCCAAAATTAAAACCGGGTAAATTGTTTATACATCATGTTACATTTGACTTAGATGGAGTAGATGAATGGGGATATCCTATTACTAAATATACTGATCAAGGAGATCCGGAAATTAAACAAGTAATACCAATGGAGATACCATATTTAAAAGAAGAAGTAATTGCTATAATTAAATCATTATAAAGATGTTAATAAAACTATTTGATGTACAGAATAATGTAGTAATACCAACTGAACATTGTTATACTTTACATGCACTTAAGGATGTTATGGATGAATATCCAGAAAACTACATTAAGATATATCAGTACTTGTTTTATATGACATGTCCTAATCCTGATATGAATCCATTCTTTCACACACCAGAGATAGATAAAGAAGATTTAATTCTAACTGAGATAAAAGCTGAATTTTCTATTGAGGATAAAACAATATATCAAGCATTAGTATTTTGCCAAAGATTATATGAGACTCCTACATATAGAGCATATAAAGGTATGGCATCTATGTTAGATAGATTAGCTAGATATATGGAGACTACTCCAATTACTGCAGGAAGAGATGGTAATATAAATTCATTAGTTGCTGCAGCAAAGAACTTTGATCTTATTAGAGCTTCTTTTAAAGGAGTATATAAAGATTTACAGGAAGAACAATCTAGTAAAGTACGCGGAGGAATTGGTTTATCTTATGATTCTTAAAATCAAGTAGTTATGGAAAATATGTACACGGATATTCCCACTTGGGATAATGGAACATGGACTACTACATCTTTTAGTACAAGAAAAGAATTTGGTGAGTTTGTGTTTGCATTATTTAAAGAGCCAGGTGAATATGAGTTTGATGATGTTAGTAATAAAGTATTTATATCTGAATCAACAAAATTCAATATAGATAAAGTATATTGTGTAGCTCCATTTAAATCTAAAGATTTTATTAACTATTGGGAAGACCAAAAAGCTAAATGCAGATTAGGTGTAATAATTAAATCAGGAACTAAAATCTGGTTCCTTACAAGAGATTATTATATGTGGTTAAACTTCTTACCAATCTTTGATAAGGAGGAGCAAAAGTTTGGATTTGCTAAGATAAGAGATGCACAATATCATATGGCCTTATATGAGATACTTGCAGAGATAAACTATATGCACGTAGCTATTCTTAAAAAAAGACAGATAGCTAGTTCATACTTTCATGCAGGTAAACTCATTAATCAGTTATGGTTTGAAGCAGGGGTTACATTAAAAATGGGTGCCTCACTTAAAGATTATATCAATGAGAAAGGTACATGGAAATTTTTATCTGAGTATGCAGCATTCTTAAATGAACATACTGCATGGTATAGACCTATGTCTCCAGACAAAATAATGATGTGGCAACAAAAAATTGAAATAAGAAAAGGTGATAGAAAAGCTGAAATAGGACTTAAAGGTACTATGCAAGGTATGTCTTTTGAGAAAGATCCAACAAATGGTGTAGGGGGTCCAGTTAAGTTCTTCTTTCATGAGGAAGCAGGAATTGCTCCCAAGATGGATACAACCTTTGGATATATCAAGCCAGCACTTAAGTCTGGTATGATTACTACAGGATTATTTATTGCTGCAGGATCAGTAGGGGATCTTGATCAATGTGGTCCTTTAAAGAAAATGATACTTGATCCAATTAGTAATGATATATACCCAGTTAAAACTAATCTAATTGATAAAGATAATACATGGGGAGAATCAGGATTGTTTATACCGGAACAATGGTCTATGCCACCATATATAGATGACTATGGTAATTCACTTGTCCAAGAAGCATTAATTGCTTTAGATGAATACTTTGAGGAAATTAAGAAAAATAAAGAACCTAAAGATTATCAACTTGAGGTATCTCAGCATCCAAGAAATATAGAAGAGGCATTTGCATTTAGAAAAGAGGCTAAGTTTCCACCACATCTTGTAAATGCTCAGATAAAAAGAATAGAAGAAAAAGAATACTCTTCAGAGTTTCTTGATATATCTAGAGATGAAACCGGTAAAGTAAAAGTAAAAGCTACTAATAAATTACCAATAGCTGAGTTTCCTATATCTAAGAAGACAGAAGATAAAACAGGTACATTAGTAGTATGGGAAAGACCAGTACCAGATCCTACATTTGGTATGTACTATGGTAGTATTGACCCTGTTGCAGAAGGAAAGACAACTACCTCAGACTCACTATGTTCCATATATATAATGAAAGCTCCAGTTGAAGTAACTAAGGTTACTAATGGTGAGGCTGAGACATTTATAGAAAGAGATAAAATTGTAGCAGCATGGTGCGGAAGATTTGATGATATTAATAAAACACATGAGAGACTAGAATTAATAATAGAATGGTATAATGCATGGACTATAGTAGAGAATAACATATCTCAATTTATAAATCACATGATATCAAGAAAGAAACAAAGATATCTTGTACCAAGAAACAAAATAGTATTCTTAAAAGATTTAGGTTCTAATGCAAATGTATTCCAAGAATACGGATGGAGAAATACAGGGGTATTATTTAAAAACCATATGATCAGTTATACTCAAGATTTCTTAACTGAAGAGATAGATCATATACAGAAAGATGATGGTACTACTGTAAAAATACATTATGGTGTAGAAAGAATACCGGATATAATGTTAATGAAAGAAATGCAGGCTTATCAAGATGGACTCAACGTGGATAGATTAGTAGCTTTTTCTGCATTAGTTTCATTTCTTAAAATCCAACAAGCTAATATGGGTTACACAAAAAGAATTGTGAGAGATGAAGCAAGTAAAAAATTGGAAAATTCAAAAAATTTGTATACCTTAAAGAGTAGTCCTTTTAGACATATGGGTAGAAGTGGATTAGGTGAAAATCAAAAATTTAACAGATCACCATTTAAAAATTTAAAATAAAAGAATATGCAAGTATATAATGCACTACAGTTAAAAAAAGGAGCAAAGACAGAACACAACAGGTTAGGTAGTATAACTCAACCTTTACAGTTTATTCCTAAAGCAGAAAAAGATGATAAGTGGGCAGCTTGGAATCTTGACTGGTTAGAGTGGAATGGTCTTAAACAGATTAAGAGAAATGCCCGTAGGTTAATGAAAAATTATAAGTTAGCTAAAGGTGTTATTGATAAGTCTGATTATATTGTAGAGGAAGATAATGATTATAGAGATATAATTGAAACTCTTACTAAAGAAGATTCTTCTGCACTTGAACTTAAATTTTACCCAATTATACCCAATGTAATTAATGTTCTTGTAGCTGAGTTTGCTAAAAGATCAAGTAAATTAACATACCGTGCTGTTGATGAAGGATCATATAATGATATGATGGAGCAAAAAAGACAAATGGTAGAAGACACATTAATGCAAGATGCACAGATGAAGATAACATCTGCATTAGTAGAACAAGGTCTTAATCCAGAATCTCCAGAAGCACAAGAACAATTAAATCCAGAAAAACTTAAAACATTACCTGAAATAGAACAATTCTTTAAAAAAGATTACAGATCTATAGTAGAGCAATGGGCTTCTCATCAACATGAAGTTGATACTGAAAGATTCAGAATGGATGAGTTAGAAGAAAGAGGATTCAGAGATATGCTTATTACAGACAGAGAGTTCTGGCATATGAGAATGATGGAAGATGATTATGATGTAGAATTATGGAATCCTGTACTAACATTCTATCACAAGTCTCCTGATGCAAGATATATATCACAATCTAACTGGGTTGGTAAAACTGACATGTTAACTGTAGCAGATGTTATTGACAAGTATGGATATATGATGAATGAAGATCAGATGGCATCACTAGAAGCTATCTATCCTATCAGATCTGCAGGATATAACATTGGTGGTACTCAGAATGACGGATCATTTTATGATGCAACTAAATCACATGAGTGGAATACTAACATGCCTTCATTAGGATTCAGACAATACTCTACTGCAGCAGCTAATAGTATATTCAACGGAGGAGATATTGTTAATTACATACTTAGAGAAGGAGAAGATTATTATGATCAAGGTACTGCATATCTATTACGTTGTACTACAGCATATTGGAAATCTCAAAGAAAAGTAGGTCACTTAACTAAAGTTACTGACTCAGGTGAAGTAATTACAGAAATTATTACTGAAGACTATAAAGTAACAGATATGCCTATATATGATACAAGACTCTTTAAAAATAAAACTAAAGACAATATTGTATATGGTGAGCATATAGACTGGATTTGGATTAATGAGGTATGGGGTGGTATTAAAGTTGGACCAAACATTCCTTCTTTCTGGGGTATGAATAACCCTGGTGGATTTACTCCTATATATATTGGTGTTGATAAACAAAACATAGGACCACTTAGATTTCAATTTAAAGGTGATAATAGTTTATATGGATGTAAACTACCAGTAGAAGGTGCAGTATTCTCAGATAGAAATACTAAGTCAACTGCATTAATAGATTTAATGAAACCTTTCCAGATAGGATATAATATTGTTAATAACCAAATAGCAGATATTTTAGTAGATGAGTTAGGTACAGTTATCTTATTAGATCAGAATGCATTACCAAGACATTCTATGGGTGAAGACTGGGGTAAAAACAATTTAGCTAAAGCTTATGTAGCAATGAAGAATTTTCAGATGCTTCCTTTAGATACCAGTATTACTAATACAGAGAATGCTCTTAACTTTCAACACTTTCAGAAATTAGACCTAGAACAAACTAATAGGTTAATGTCAAGAATACAATTAGCTACATATATGAAACAACAAGCATATGAAGTTATAGGTATTAATCCACAAAGAATGGGTCAGCAATTATCTCAACAAACTGCAACAGGTGTAGAACAAGCAGTTGGATCATCTTATGCTCAAACAGAAATGTACTTCATACAACACTCAGATTACTTAATGCCAAGAGTACATCAGATGAGAACAGATCTTGCACAGTTTTATCAATCTACTAAACCTTCTGCTAGGTTATCATATATGACTTCTGCAGATGAAAAAGTAAACTTTCAGATTAATGGTACAGATTTATTAATGAGAGATCTTAATATATTTGCAACTACTAAAGCTAACTATAGAGCAGTATTAGACCAATTGAAAAACATGGCAATATCTAATAACACTACAGGAGCTTCAATATATGACTTAGGAAAATTAATGCAGTCAGAAAGTATATCTGAATTGAATAGTGTACTTAAAGATTCTGAGCAAAAAATTAAAGCACAGAAAGATGCAGAAATGAAACATCAACAAGATATGCAAGATCAAGCATTAAAAGCAAGAGCGGAAGATGAAAAACTTAAAAGAGATTCAGAAGACATTAGAGGAGAAAAAGATAGACAGAGAGATATTCTTGTTGCTGAAATTAGGTCTGCTGGATTTGGTGCTACACAAGATATTAATCAAAATCAACAATCTGATTACAATGATACTCTAAGAGATATACAAAACTCAGAACAGTTCACTAGTCAAATGAGTCTTGAAAGACAAAAAGAAGCTAATAGGACTTCTAGTAATAATCAGAAAGCAGAATTAGAGAGAGAAAAACTTATGGTTCAACAAAATATTGCTGATAAACAATTACAAGTGGCCAGAGAAAACAAAAATAAATATGATGTTAAAGGAAAATCTGATAACAAGAAATAACACTTAGCCATATAATGCCAAAAATGAAAAAATAAAATTAAACAAATCTAAATTTTAGAAGTTTATTTGCATTAAAATAGTTATATTATTTATAGTAACATAAAGACCAACATATGAATACTGAAGAACAAACAACTCAAGAAAACACTACTGTATCACAAGTAGATGTAAACTTGGATGAATTATTTGGAATGCCTGGGGCAGAAAACGTGATGCTACCAGAAGAAGAAGAGGAAAAGAAATCTCTTTTTACTAAGGATAAAAAAACTGATTATGAGTTCCTTGACAGCAAAACTGGTGTAACAAGTAAACCAGATACGGCAGAACAGACTATTACTAAGGAAGAAGTCCAAGAAACTATTGATGAGTTAGATGGACTTATTGCTCAGGAAGAAGATGCAGGTAACAAAGGAAGACCAAAGATAGATAAGTCAGGTCTTCATGAGTTAGCAGCTAAGATGATAGAAGAGGGTACTCTATTTGGATTTGATGATGATAAAGATTTAGAAGAATATACTACTAAAGACTTTAGAGAGTTATTTGAAGCCAACTTTCAAGAGAAAGAAAGAAAGATTAAAGAGGCAGCTCCTAAAGATTTCTTTAATGCATTACCTGATGAATTGAAAACTGCAGCTAAGTATGTAGCAGATGGTGGACAAGATCTTAAGGGTTTATTCAGAACTCTTGCTCAAGTAGAAGAAGTATTTGAACTTAATCCAGATGATGAGAATCATCAAGCAGAAATTGCAAGACAATATCTTTGGGCTACTAATTTTGGTACACCAGAAGAAATAGAGTCAGAAATTGAAGACTGGGCAGATGTAGATAAGTTAGGACAAAAAGCTAGACAGTTTAAACCTAAGTTAGACAGAATGCAAGAAGAGATAGTATCTAGAAAACTTGCAGAACAGGAAAATAAAAAGGAACAACAAGTACAAGCTGCTAAACAATATACAGATAATGTATATAATGTATTATCAGTAGGTGAATTAGATGGTGTTAAACTAGATAAGAAAGTACAAAACATGTTATACAGTGGATTAGTTCAACCAGCTTATCCTTCTATATCAGGTAAACCTACTAACTTACTTGGGCACTTATTAGAGAAGTATCAGTTTGTAGAACCAAGACATGATCTTATTGCTGAAGCTCTTTGGCTATTAGCAGATCCAGAAGGGTATAAAAATAAGATTAAAGATCAAGGTACTAAAATTGCTACTGAAAAAACTGTAAGAATGTTAAAGACTGAAGAAGGTAAAAAAATTGCTTCATCTATTCCACATGAGGAAAGAGCACAGACTAGAAAAACAGGATCAAACAGTACAGTCTCAAGAACAGGTGGCAACAATATGTTTAAAAGATTTTAAAAAAGTATTATAAATAAACAAATAAATAAATACAAATGGCAACTCCAGTATTAAATAATGGGATTTTCTTGCGTGATACGGCATACAATGCTAGTTCACATGTAGATTCTTACCATTTACAGAACATGCTAAAAGATGCAGAACCAATGGATTTAGGTCCAGTAGACTTATGGGCTATGGCTCAAAAAGTTGAAATGCCTTTATACCAGTTGTCTTCTTTTGGTGGAAAAAATGTTATCAATGTAGATAACGCACGTGGTGAGTATAAATGGCAAACTCCACTATCAATTGATCTTCCTTACATAGTTGAAGATATTGAGCCAGCAAATGCAGCAAAAGGTATTGAAGGTACTACTTTCAAAATCAAGTTAAACAAGCGTGAATTTGGACATGGTGATATCATCACTTATGACAAATACAATGGTTGTGAGATGTACATTACTGCTGATGACATTTTACCAATTGGTGATGGTTTTATCTACACTGTACAGTTAGTTAACAATGATAACTACAAGTATCTTGATAATGCTTATTTAGCTAATGGTACTAAAGTATTCCGTAAAGGTTCTGCTAGAGGTGAGTATGGTGAGAGATTCTCAGACATCCAAACTAACACAGGATTCCGTGAGTACTATAACTTTGTTGGTGGTGCTGAAGCTCACGTTCATTACTCTATCTCTTCTAGAGCAGATTTAATGATCAAAGGTGGAATGAATGCAGATGGTACAGTTCCTGTAACTGAAATCTGGAGATCTCACTTAAAAGGTTTAGATCCATCTATTTCATCTTTGGATGACATGGTTAAAGTAATGGGTAAAGACTCAGTTAAAAAAGCATTTGACAATGGTGATTTATCAAGAACTTTCTTGACAAACATGGAAGCTGCTCACTTAACTAAAATTGCTTCTGATATTGAGACTTACCTTATGTGGGGACACGGGGGTAGAGTACGTCAAGATGGACCTGATGATGTAAGATTATCTGTAGGTTTGTGGAAACAATTAGACAACTCTTTTAAAAGAATTTATAACAAAAATAACTTTAACTTGGATTTATTCAGAGGTGAGTTATATAACTTCTTTAATGGTAAAGTTGAATTCCAAGGACCAGATCCTAAACGTCAACTTGTTGTTCAAACAGGTATGGGTGGTATGCGTATGGTTAATGAAGCAATTAAACAAGAAGCTATTTCTTCAGGTTTATTGATTCAAGCTGCTGATATTGGTGCTATCACTGGTAAAGGTATGGACTTAAACTTTGGATTTGCTTACACTTCTTACGTTATACCATTCTTGGCTAATGTGAAATTTGTACTTAATCCTGCATTTGATAATGTTCACACTAATGATATTGAGAATCCTATTATTGATGGTTTCCCATTATCTTCTTATTCATTCATTATTTTTGATATCACAGATAACACTAATGACAACATTTACATGTTGAAATTATCTTGGGATAATCAATTGAAATGGTGGTATCAAAATGGTACAATGGATTATATGGGTAGATCACAAGGATTCCAGTCTTCTGGACAATTCAACGGATACCGTGTAATGATGTCTCAAACAATGCCAGCTATTTGGGTTAAAGATCCAACTAAAGTATTGAAAATTGTTATGAGAAATCCAATCACAGGTGGATCATTCTAATATGTCAAACTAGAAAATAAAAAGGGAGGGGATTTAACTCCTCCTTTTTTATTATATTTACAATTATAAACATTTTAAAACCAACACAAAATGGATTTTACACACGTAGAAGTATTAAACGTTAACAAGAGTAATAAGATCTCTGTTAAACCTTATTTTGACAACTCAATGTCAAACATGGGATTAGAACATTATGGCCAATCATTATTTGATGGTGTTAAACATTATGAGCAACTAGCTTGCTTAGAACAAAATGGAGTAGTAAGATATGTAACAGGATTAAATGAATTTGCTCCTGAGATTAAATTATTACCAGCAGATGAAAGAATTGCAAAAGTTAGAGAGATCAGAATTGCAGTAGCTGAATTAGAAAAAGAATTAGCAGCTAATGTAGTAGATATTGATAGCCCAACATTCTGGAATGATATCAAGTTACTTAATCCAAGTAATAAAGATTTCTGGAATAAAATAAATATGTCATGTGGTAATGATCCAGTATACCTAGATCCTGCTAATCCATATGATAGAATTAAACTATATGCTGTTGAAGCTGGAGGATTCTCTCTTATATCAAGAAGTTATGATGATGCTAGATCAAAAGCAGTTCCACCAAAATTTTATTTAGATAAAGTTACAGAAACAAGTGGAATTAAAACTGAATACAAAAAACTTAAAAATAAAGCACTTGCTGAATTACAAAAACTATTTGATAAAAATAGTACTAAATTATTCTACATTGCTAAATCTGTTGATACTGCAAGTATACAGTATAAAAAACATACACCTAATGATGTAATCTATGACAACATGGATAGACATATTAATGGTGAAGGTACAGAAGGAAACAAAGAAAGAGCTGCAAAAGGGTTCTTAGAAGCTGCTGCTTTAGATATGGAAACATTAAAAATTAAAGCAATTGTTAAAGATTCCATATTTTTTAAGTATATTATTAATAAGTCAGATGGACATATATATCATACTAAGTCAAATAGCTTACTTGGTAGAAATGTTTCAGATGTAACTGAGTTCTTAAAAAATCCTTTAAATGAGGATGTACTAAAGGATTTAAATGCACAAGTTGAAAAACTGTGGAATATGTAAATAACTCTAGAGTATACCAGTAATGCTGGTATGCTTTTTTAAACTATATATCATGGCTAACGCAAAAGTAAATGTACAACAAAGAGCAACAGGTAGAGTAGGTGGAACCAATTCTCCAGTGTATGCATTAAAAACTCCAGGTGGAAAAACTCCAGGTAAAGTAAATAAACCACAGCCATCTCCTAAAATGAAAATGGGAGGTACTAAAGGTAAAAAGTGTTAATAATATTAAAATAAATTATTATGGCAAAGATGGGATGTGCTAAATGTGGAGGCACTAAAAAAATGGCAAAAGGCGGAACAACTAAAAGTGTTAGTATCAGTAAACCAGGAGCTGGAGTTGTAAAAGAAACTAAAGGTGATACTAATCAAAAGATGGGTATTTACGGTATTGCACAAACTGGTCCAACAGGTCCAAATGATTCTGGTATTGCTACTATGAAAAAAGGTGGAAGTTTAAAAACAGTGCCAGTTACTAAAGTTGGTTTATCTAAACTTCCAACTGTAGTAAGAAATAAAATGGGTTATAAAAAAGTTGGTGGTGCAGCAAAATCTTTACCTAAAGCTCAACTTGGGACATCAACTGGTCAACCAAGAGATTCATCAGTAATGAAGTATTATGATGAAAAGAAATTAATGGATACACAATATAAAATAGCACGGGAAAAAACATCTAAAGATCTTAAATCAGCATCAGATCAACATTTTAAAGATACTGTAAATAGTTCAACTAGTAAAATAAAATCTGTACCAACAAAGAAAAAAGGTGGAGTAGTTAAATCTAAAAAGAAATAGTCATGGCAACTACTAATAGAGCAGTTAAAACATCTTGCAAAAATACTAAAGTAAGAACAGCTTCTGGTGCATGTGCTCCTGAAAGAAAACCTATGATGAAATCTGGTGGAACTAGTCCATTTGGTATTTTATCTATTATAGCTGGTATAGATAATAATCCTAAACCAACTGCTGCTGATAGAATTTCTGGTGCAAAAATGAAAAATAAAAAAATGGCCAAAGGAGGTACTGCTCATCCAGGTTTTAAAGCTGTACAATCTAGTATTGCTGCTAAACAAGGAATTAGTAAAGAAGTTGCTGGAGCTATATTAGCTTCATCAGCTAGAAAAGCTAGTGCTAAAGCTAAAGCAAAAAATCCTAGACTTAAAAAAGTAAAATAAGATGGCAAAGGAAATGTTAAAGCGTAAAGATGGTAGTGTATCTCAAAAAGGTCTTTGGGATAATATTAGGGCTGCAAAAGGTTCTGGTAAAAAACCTACTGCACAAATGCTTAAACAAGAAAAAAAGATTAAAGCAACAACTAAAAAGAAATAGTTATGGCAGCTAAAGTTAAACTTACTACAGGTACTGAAAAACATGTAGTTTATAAAAAGACTACTAAAAGAGGTGAAGGTAAAATTGGTGATATCATGGTGAAACATACAAATAAAAATAAAGGTTCATATGATACTATTAGCTTAACTAGAACATCTAATGCTAAAACTGTTGCTCAAGGTGTTAAAGCTGAAAAAGATTGGCATAAAAATAATGATAAAATAAAAAAAGGTTATCATAAAATGCCTGATGGTACTATTATGAAAGATAGTGCACATAAAATGAAAACTGGAGGAACTACAGCTGCATGGACAAGATCTGAAGGTAAAAATAAAACAGGTGGTTTAAATGCTAAAGGAGTAGCAAGTTATAGAGCTGCTAATCCTGGAAGCAAACTTAAGATGGCTGTTACTACTAAACCTTCTAAACTTGATCCTGATAGCAAAGATGCTAAAAGAAGAAAAAGTTTTTGTGCTAGAATGTCAGGGATGCCAGGTCCTGCTAAAAAACCAAATGGAGAACCAACAAGAAAAACTCTTGCTTTGAGAAAATGGAACTGTTAAATTAAATATTATGGCAATTAAAAAACCAACAACTACAAAAACACCTGTGAAGAAAGCTTCAGTAGGTATTTCTATATCTGCTGCACCAAAAGCAGAAATGAGAAAATGGGAAGTTGAATCTGCTCTAAGTACATTAAAGAGAGCAGATGAGATTAGAAAGAATACAAAGATGATGGCAGATGTTAAAAAACTTGCTCAAGAACAAATGAATGTATTAAGTACATATACTAAAAAATAATATTATGGCTAAGAAAACAATAACTAAAGAACATCCCTTAACTACATTTAGAAAAGCTAATGAAGCTAGAAATGCTATGGTTGTAAAATCTTTACCTAAAAAGAAATAACAGATGCTTAATAGTACTATAGTTATAAAAGTAAAACAACGTCTTAACAAATTGGACAGCCAGGACTATGACAACATTGAATGTTGGCAAGTAGTTGAGTCTTTTAATAAGGCCCAGGTTGAATGGATCAGAAGACAACTTCATGGTATCAATATTGTGAAAGAAGGTGATGAGCAGTCTACTAGAAGAATAGATGATTTACAAATACTACTAGATACTATTAATGTACCATTTGTTAAATCTGATATATCTTCTTATTCTGATTTACCTCCTGATTATTTACAATGGAAACGTGTAGATATTCAAGCTAAAAAAGGATGTTGTGATGACAGAAGAATGTCAGTGTATCTTGCAGAAGAAGGTAACTTAAATCAATTATTATTTGATAATGCTAAGAGACCTAGTTTTGAGTGGGCTGAAACATTTGCAACTTTAAAAAATAATAGAGTCAATGTGTATACAAATAATGATTTTGATATTAGTTCTGGTAGTCTTACATATTATAGACAACCAATAAAAATTGAGATAAATGGATGTGTAGATCCTTATACTAGTGTAGAAAGTACTACAAATACAGAATGTGAATTTAAAGATGATATAGTTGAATTACTAATTGATGAAGCAGTTAGTATACTTGCTGGTGATATTGAATCAGGTAATCAATTCTCTAGAGGAACAGAAACAGCAGAAAGAAACAATTAATATTTATAATAATGGAAAAACCCAAATTACTAAAGAGAGAGTCCTCAACTTTATATGCAAGTTATTCAGCTCCAGCATCAGGATCAATTGATTCAGCTACGGCTGCATGTGTTACAGAATTAATGAATGCAGCAACATCATTTCATAAACTACATTTAAAAGTTCAAGGTTCAGGAGCGTATGCTGCACACAAAGCTTTAAATGAATTATATGATGCTTTACCAGATCATGCTGATTCACTTGCAGAAGGATATCAAGGAGCAGCAGAAAAGATTTTAGAATGTTCAGAAGCAGCACCAAGAAAATTAGCTACAGTTGCAGATGCTTTAGCATATATCAGAGATATTACATCTATGGTAACAGGATTACAAGCTAAAATGCCTTACTCTGAAATTGTTAATTCACTTGATACAGTTAAAGATACTCTTAACTCAGGCAAGTATAAATTATTATTCTTGAAATAATTTTGTAAATAGAAATTATTTTATTATATTATATATATATTTATTAATTAAAATTAAAAAGTTATGGCTTATTTTAATCATGCCTTTCAAAAGGCTTTTGTTGGAACACAAGGTTTTACTGACCTTAGTCTAGGACAATTAGGAACACCTGGTAACATTCTTCCTACAGGTTTATTTGCATTTGTTGATCCAAAAACTTGGGATCTTGTTGATGTTACTACACCTCCAACAGGGTGTTGCCCATTAATTCTTGCTTCAGGATCTTTGTATTCTCAAGACAAGATTGGTTCTCACGGTGGATATTTAGAATCTAATAAATCTAAAATCATCAACCCTAAGTACATCAATAGATTTTACAGAGTAGATCCAAATCCAGCTCAACAAAATGTTATCAATATTGGTTTTACACCTTTTACTGATGCAACTGGTGGTTCTTGTGAAAAAGAATTTTTATGTGATGAAACTTATTCTTTACGTATTGATGTTAAAGGTTCTCCTGCATTAAGATTCTTAAATCACAATGCATACTTAACTGTTGAAGCTTACACAGGATGTTGTCCTGTAGGAGCACTTGCTCCAACTCCAGTTGATGGTACTTTAGTTATGATCCAATGGGCTCAAGCAATTGTTGGTGAAATTTTACCTAACACAATTGGTACTTCAGCTTTAACTGTGATCTCTCCATTTGTTTTACCAGTAGTTACTGCTGAAAATAACTCTTTATGGTATGCTCCAGGAACTGATACATCTCTTATTGTTCCTCCAGTTGGTTATACAATTGGTGGTACTTGGGATAACTATGTATCTCCAGGACACACTCCAGGTGAATATGCAGGTATTACTTTATATGGTGCTTATGTTGGAACTACTTTTAGTGACTGTACATTCCAAACTTCTGATTTCTTTGAAAAAGAACCAGTTAAGTTATATGCTTCTTTAGTAGATTACGCAGGTAATCCATGTGAGTTTGAAGGATTATGTGTTGTTACTGAGTGTACAGGTTTACAAGCAATGGGTCTTGGTGAATCAGTTGCTAGAGATGTAATCTTATCAGAAAGATACAGACAAAACTTCTTTGCTACTGATCTTAGAATAAGAGAGATTACTCAAGGTGATCAAATCTTGAATACTATTAACAGAACTTCATTCTATACAAGATATTACTTGCAACATTCAGTTCCACGTTTCAATAACCCAACTGGTACATTTGATAATGATCAATATTTATTAGAGATTATTACTGATGCTCCTCTTGCTGTATTTGAATCTTTTGTTACAAACTGGATTGCTGCATGTGGTAACTGTGTTGAACTTGAAGTGATTAGTGCAATTACAGCTTGTACTCCACTTATTCCACTTTCATAAGTAGAATTCAAATTATATTACTAACAAAGGGAGGTGAATTTATTTTCCCTCCCTTTTTTTATAAATTATTATGGCACATCATTTATTAAGTTTAGAAGTACCAACTGTAATGAATACTTGTATTATATCAATATTAGATACAAGTATTTATTCACCATTGATGCCCGTATCATGTCCTACATTAAATGTAACTGTACCTGGATTTAATTATTCAACTCAACTTACAACAGTGCAAGGTGCAAACACAATTCTTACAGCATGTGATTTACAATTACAAACTCAAGGATGTGGTGGTACAGTATTTAGTGATTTACCAGATGGTATATATGTTATTAAATATAGCGTGTCACCTAATGATACAGTATTTGTAATATATAATCATTTAAGAATTACAAGAGCATTAAATATTTATAATAATATTTTATGTAAATTAGATCTTGCTGCGTGTGAACCACCTGCAAGTATTCAAAAGAAATTAGAGATATTGAAGATGGCTAAGATGTACTTGGATGCTGCAAAAGCAAAAGTAGAATTCTGTCATGAACCAACTCACGGAATGACTTTATATAATTATGCATTAAAGATAATGCGTAAAATAGAGTGTAAAAATTGTTAAACCATTAAAAAACCAAAGATTATGGCTAGATGCTCAAACTGCAGTAAAAATTTATCATGTGGATGTCAAAAAAGAGTTGCATCAAATAAAGCACAGGTATGTACACATTGTATTTCAGCTTATGAAATAAAACTTAAACAATCACAACCAAAAAAATAATTAAGATGCAAACATATTATAAGTTATATAATTGTTTTAATGATGAAGTAATATATACAGATACTGCTAATTGTCCTTTGTGTAGTGCATATGTTAATAAATTAATGCCTACTGCTTTAGATCCAATTAATTGTTGGTATGTAACAATAGTAACTAGTATAGTATTACCATTAATTCCTGTAGTATATAGTGAAGAACAATGTGTACCTTGTGTAACTAAATGTTATACAATTACTGGTATAGGTAATGTAACTTATATAGATTCTATTAATAATCTTATAAATGAAACAACTCCAACAAGAATATGTTCACGTTCATATCCAGATGCTGTAGGCACTGATATTAATATTACTATGGGTTTACCATGTGTGCTTCTTCCTAATAGTAAAATATATGAATGTCAAGATGTATGTTATGAATTAACTAATTGTGAAACAGATGAAGTTATACAATCTAATTCACAAGAATTAGCATTTCCATATTCACTTGGTCAAATTGTTACACTTGCTGAATTTCCAGGATGTTGGGAAATAACAATTGCACGATTATGTATATCTCCTATTCCTGTAACAGTACTTATTACATTTACAGATTGTACTGAATGTCTTCCTGTAATTAATTATAAATTAGAATCATGTGACCCAGCAGATAGTTTTGTATTATATACATCAGAAGATTTATCTGCATATTTAAATAGAATAGTAACTCTTGATGAATATGAAGGATGCTTTTATGTAAGTATATATAATGGTGAAGTACCTTCTCCAGTAATAGTAGTAGTTACAAATGCTTATGATACATGTCAAGAATGTGCAGCAACAAGATATGCAGTAATAGATTGTGCAGGTATAGCTCCAACAGTATATACTACTACTGATTTATCTGCATACTTAACATCTATTATTAAACTTAAATTTTGTCCTGAGTCATGTTACTATGTTGAAGAAACTGATATAGATACATCAGATGATTTAGTTATAGTAGAGGCAGTATATGAATCATGTGAAGTATGTTTAACTAATACAGTATGTTTCTGTAGTACAATAACTAATAACAGTACTGCTACTGCAGTTTTCTCATTTGAAGATTGTGATAATGCAATTAAATCAATTACATTAGCAGCAGGAGCAACTAGTGTAAAGTTTTGTGTATTAAGATGGATTTATCCTCAAGAATGGGATCTTCCTGAAATATATACTGATAATGGTCCATGTGTAGATAATGCATGTCCATCAGATGTTCCTTTTAAAAGTATAAGACCAGGATATAATTCTCCAGCATGTTCAACTGAATATTATGAAAGAATAGCTTGCTCATACTCTCAGGTCCTATATAAAGACGTTATAGCACAAAGATATGGTATTGCTCCATGTTGTCCAGAAGATGACTTGTATAGACTTGATATTAAATTTCAATTATTAGAGTTACAAGCAATTATGAATCCTGATTATGTATGTACTCCTTTTCAAGATTGTTGTTCACATGATACAGGTTGTGGATGTGGTTGCAATACTCCTATTACTCACAGTTGTCAACAAACTATAAATTGTGGTTGTGGTTGCAATTCTTAATTAAAATTGTTATATTATAAATAGATACTAAAGATATGAAACCATTAAATTTTGACAATTCACCGTGTAGTCCAACTTCTTCAAATTGTGTAATTTGGGCAGGTCCGGATTTAAAGTGTATAAACTTATGTAGAGGAGATTCTATTACAGATGTAGTTGAGAAACTTGCAACTGAGTTATGTGCAATTCTAGATATATTAGATATTAATTCTTATGATCTTGATTGCTTTAATTTAGTAAATTGTGCACCAAGTACTTTTACTGATTTGATTAATTTCTTAATAGTTAAAATATGTGAACTTGAAAACATTCCATTAGTACCTGATGTACCTCCTTCAAATGGATGTCCAACAGATTGTATTGTAACAGTAGCACCATGTTTTATAAATGGTACTATAACTACAATGAATCTAACTGAGTACGTACTTGCTATTGGTGAAAAAATATGTGCAATTATTGATGTTAATGCATTACAAGATGTAGCAATTGGTGATTTAGATATAAGAGTAACTACTTTAGAAAATACAGTACCTCCATCATATACTACACCTGAGTTTACATTAGGTTGTGATATATCTACATTACTTAGTGGTAGTACACAAGCAATTGATCTTATACTACAATCATTTATAAATGATGTATGGTGTACTTATGTTAGTACAACAGGAGATGCTGGATGCTTAGCAACTGCAATTACAAATCAAACTGTTGCATCTACTGATCTTTCTATAGCAAATCCTCTTGCACAAATGTCTGCACAATATGCAGGATTATGGGTAACACCGGCAGTACAAATATGTGATACCATTAATAATATTTGGGCATGTATTGAAGATTTAAGAAATGGACATACAACTCTTACTGGTTTAAATACTCCTACAATTACTATGAATGTAACAGGAGGACCAGCTTATATAGTTAGTGCAGATGTAATTCCTCAAGCTCAATCAATTGCAGATACAGCAACAGTAAATTTATCAGTAGGTGTTGGACCAACATATACATTAACAGCAGATGTAATAGTACCACCTGCAATGTCTGCATGGGTAACTCCTCCAGCTTTACCAATAGTAGCACCATCAAATTTAGTAGATTTATCTAATGGTGTATTAGTAAAACTTACTAATATAGAATATGATGATGTTGCTGCATATAATCCTTTAACAGGTTTTTGGACTTGTCCTTCAACAGGAATATATAATTTATGTTTTTGGGTACATTTAAAAGATAATTATACTTCTGGAAGTATTAGTGCTGGTATTACTATTACTTCAGGAACAAGTTATTATATAGCTGCTACTTGTGGAATAACAAATGCATTACAATATGTTGATGTAACTGGAACTGTATTAGGAAGACCTATAACAGCAGGTGATCAATTATGTCTTAGAGTACTTAATAATTCAAATGCAGTATATGCATCAACTCCCGGTGATGTTGCAAGAATGTCAATACAAAAAGTTAAATAAATAAAAATATTATGAATACATGTATAAAATGCGGATGTGATGATGCTTACCCTTCTTTACCTCCTTGCCCAACTCCAGTAGATTGTCCTAATCCACAACCGTGTGCAGAATTTTTTGATGCACAATGTGTAATGTATACACTAAAAAATATTACTTGTGGATCAAATATTGTTGTTGCACAAGATTCTTCAATTGCTGAGGCATTAGAAAGTATTGTATTATTTTTTTGTACAAATTCTTTAAACTGTATACAATCAGTTACTGATAATGGTGCAGGTGGTGTATATGTAAATAATGCAGATCCACTTAATCCAATAATTAGTTTTACAGGAATATTTGTAGATGGTACACTTTCAGGTGATGGTACTTTTGCAAATCCTTTATCTGTTATATCAAGTGGTGGAGTTACAGGTTCTGGAACACTTAATTATCTTGCACGTTGGACTCCAAATGGAACTACACTTGGAATAGGTGTTACTAGAGATGATGGTGTATCAGTTGGAATTGGAGCAGCCCCTTCTGCTAATGCACTTTTGTATGTTAGCAATGCCTCAAAAAATACAACTGTTAGAATAGACCAATTATTAAATGCAACTAGTATAACAAATGGAGCTTATATTACTAATACTGGTACTAATACTCAAGAAAACAGAGGTTTAGAAATAAGTGTTAATAATTCAAGTTTAACAAATACTGGACTTTTGGCTGTAGTTACAGCAAATGCTCCTGCAGTTGGTGTTGGTGGTACATTTATAGTAGGAGGTACTTCATTAAGTAAATATGCTTTACGATTACAGGATGGTACTGAAGGAGTAGGTAAAGTTTTAACATGTATAACTGGAAATGGAGAAGCTCAATGGCAAACACCTAGTAGTGGTGGTGGTTTAACTTGGAGTACCATAACAGGACCTAGTCCTGTAGTAACACTTGCAGCTAATAATGGATATGTTATTAGAGATACTACAGGGGCATTTACATCTTTAACACTTCCTTCATCAGGAGTAGTTGTAGGAGATATTATAAAAATCAGTGCTACTACAGAAGGTGGTGGAGGTAGTTTATCAACATGGCAAATTTTAGAAGGTAGAGTATTTGATGTTATATTTTATTCTTTTTATGATCCAGCAGTTATTCTTGAATATACAGGTGTTCTAAGCACGTCACCATTATTAACTTTTGATGATACTGCATCAATAGGAACTAATGTGTTATTTAAAAATCAATCTTTAACATTAACTTGTGTACAAGATTTAGGAACAGGATATGCTTGGAATATAGAATTAGCAAATGGTAAAATGATTGGTTAATTTAAAAATATTGTCGCAGTTTGTTGGTTTCTGTGGCTAACAACGAGACCCCGGTATGTATTTTATTACCGGGGTTATTTTTTATATATGAGTTATATATATTATATTTGTTTAACTTGTAATTTTTATAAGTCTGAAAATTTTAGTATATTAATGTATAAGGTATGGAAAGTAAAATATTTAAGGGACCAGATGTAAAAGGTAAAAGATTTAGACAAGATGTATATCATGTATTAAATAGACAATTCTATAAAGCATTTAAAGAAAAGTATCCTAAGTATAAGGATGTAGACACTAAGGACTTATATAAAATATGTACAACATTTCATAACTTATTTTTTGAAACAGTAATTGAAACCAGGGATGGTGTAAAGTTGCCAGAGAATTTAGGTAACATATTTATTGGTACATGTCAAACAAGTAAGTTTAGAAGAAACATTGATTTTGGCAAGTCAACAAAATATGGAGTAATAGTAACAAATACAAATTGGGATACAGATGGCAAACTTGCTAAAATCTTTTATACTAATAATGCTACTAAGTATACTTTTAATAATAGAGAATGTTGGGCCTTTGCAGGATCTAGAAACTTTAAAAGAAGTGTAGCTAAAACATATTCAGAAAATTGGCCTATGTATATACAGGTTGATCCAATGAAAAAAATACGTAAGATGTTTACTAAGTCTAGGCAAAAGGAATATTTTAAAAGTGTTGAAAAAGAAAAGTTAAAAACATATAATGAATTTGATATATGACAACAATTGGTGAAGCAATATCAAGAGTTAGGAATGCACTTAAAGCTGTAAAGGAGGATCCATTCTTAACTGATAGAACAATATATTTTGCAATTTCAAAATATGGGAAATCTCTTTTAAAGAGAGAAGATAATCAGAACAGGTTAATGAAGATAAGTTCAATATTTTCTACTTTAACATTTGTTGAATTAATAGATGTAGATAAAGTAGAGGCAGGATGCTTTGGTATTACCTCTGGTTGTTATATTAAAAGAACTAAAGAAAGACTACCTAAGTTTTTTGATGGACTTAATGGGCCACTTATACGTACTGTATCTTCATTAGATACATCAGTAGAATTATTTAGAACTGATCCAGGTACATATTCTTCTATGACTAAAGTAAATAGTTTCAGATATAATACTAGAAAATATTTCTGGTATTTAGATGGTTATTTATATATGCCTAATGTTCCATGGGAAGCAATTAAAGTAGAAGGTATGTTTGAAGATACTATTACAGGTTTTACATGTGATACATCTCAAGAATGTAGATTCAGAAATGATGACCAATTAATGTTTCCAGATTACTTATTTGGTGAAATTGAACAATATGTATTAAAAGAATTAACTATGTCTATTAATGTACCTACAAATGGTCCTGATGATAGTCAAAACTCATTAAGATAATGGACTTTAACTATACACTCAAGTTTAGAACATTTGACCAATTACTGGAAGATGTTACTATTGACTTAAATACATATGCTCTTGAAAATTTAATTGAGCCTCAACAACTAATTAAAGTTGCAAAAAGAGTAACATATGATTTAGGTCTTAGAATTAATATGACTAAAGAAGCCATATTAGAAGTAGAACATCATAAGGTAAAATTACCTGATGATTTTTATGTAATGAACTTTGGGTCAATATGTGGATCATTTAGACAAGAGGTAGGATATCAATCTGGAGGTACTACTACTATGGAAGTACCTTATACTGAAGTACCAAGTACAGTAGATATATGTGCACCCCCTACAGTTAATTGTAGTACTTGTAATGCTAACCCATGTAATCATACTATTGCTTGTGCAGATACTACATTTAATAATACTCCTATATTAGTTCCACAATATGATCCTAATAATCCATTTGGTAATACTTGTATAAGACCAAGAGTATTTTCTAACTGTAAAGGTGAAGCATTTGAATTAATTCAAGTAATACCTACTGGAGAAACAAGAATATATGAATCACTAATTCCTTTAAGGTTTAGATCTTCAAGAGAAATAGAATGTGATTGTCCTAATCTTTATCTTAATGCAGCTAATGAAGCATGGATTAAAGATGGTTTCTTACATACTACTTTTGATTGTGGTAAAGTATATATTAATTATCAAGGAGCACTAGAAGATGATAATGGTAACTTATTAGTTCCAGATCATGATGAAATTAATGAGTATTATGAATATGCTGTAAAGCAAAGAATATTTGAAAACTTATATCTTAATGGTGAAGATGTAGTACAAAAATTACAACTTATAGAACAAAGATTAAAAGCTGCAAGAAATTATGCTTTATCAATTGTTAATACACCTAACTTTGCAGAGATGAAAGGGTTATGGATGGCTAACAGAAGAGCACAGTATTCTAAATACTATGACATGTTTAAAAGTTTTAACTATAACAGTATGCGGATATTATAATATTATTATGTTATGGCAAAGAAAAATATACAAGATACAAGTCAAAATAAAACTAACACCTTTATAAAGGGATTAAATAAAGATTCAGATCCTACATTTGTAAGTGAGGGCATGTGGACTCATGCACGTAATGCAGTTAACAATACTTTAGAAGGTAATGTTGGTACATTATCAAATGAAACATCAAATATATTATGTGCAGAAGCAGGAGCAACACTTTCTGGTAAAAAATATATTATAGGTGCAATACATTTATATAGTGATAAATGGGTCCTTTTTACTGTAGCACATCCAACATCAGGAGTTGGTGCAGCTACTGGATGTGAAATAGGATTATTTGAAGAAGATAGTTGTAGATATAGAATTATGGTGCAAGATCTTTGTTTAAATTTTGATAAACAATTTTTAATTACAGGTGCATCAAGAGAAAAAGAAGACTGTTCATGGTCTGTATATTTTGCTGATGGTAGAAATCCTGATAGATATTTAAATGTTGGAGATGATGCATTATGGCCAACTCCTGATTATATATGGATTGGTAGTAATACATATGCAAATGGATCAGGTGTAAATATTCAATGGCCAGGAATTCAATGGAATCAAGAATGTAAAGATGAAAATAATATTATAGTACCAGCTCCAGGTGGTTATATTCCTGTAGGATGTATTATATGTAAAGATTTAACTACATTAAATTGTGAAGAATTAAGACTTTCAAGATTAATGGATACACCAACTATTCAAGTTGTACCAGGTATTGGTGGAGGTGTATTAAGAAATGGATCATACTTTGCAACTCTTGCATATACTATTAAAGGTCAAAGAGTTACAGATTATTTTTCACCAAGTAATACTCAACCAATTTGGAATATTAATGATGTACAAGGATGTATTGATATATTAATTACAGCTGATACAAAACATTTTGATGAATTTGAATTAGTAGTAATACAAGTAATTAACCAAGGTGCGGTAGCAAAAAGAATTGGATTATATTCTACAAGTACATCTGTAGTACATTTAGATCAAATTAAAGATGATCTTATTACTATACCTGTTGAAGTACTTCCATTAAGATCTCCTGTATATGAAACATCAGATCAGATTACTGAGGTTAATACATATTTATTAAAAATTGCACCAAGATCTAAATTTGATTTTAACTATCAACCTTTAGCTAATCAAATAAGATCACAATGGGTATCAGTTGAATATCCTGCAGATTATTATGTAAAAGGAGGAAGCAATACAAGTTATCTAAGAGATGAAGTATATGCTTTCTTTATTAGATGGGTATATAGTACTGGAGATAAATCTTCATCATATCATATTCCTGGACGTGCCCCAATGCAATACAAAGGGTCATTAGAAACAGCTCCTGCAACAGGTATAGATGTTTTAGATACAAATGATAGAGTATTTGAAGTATATAATACAGCAACTTTAGGTGGTTTACCTCCTGTAACAACATTACCTGATGGTGGTAAAATTATTGCAACAGGTAGAATGGGATACTGGGAATCAACAGAAAAGTATCCAGATAATAGACATGATATATGGGATTCATCATCTCAGTGTTGGTCAGGTACAACTGATCCACAATTTGATTTATGTGCTGAACCAATAAGACATCATAAGTTTCCTGATAATATTACAGCAGGTTCTTTACTTACAAATCATTATTCTAATGGAGGTACTAGTATTAGATTAATGGGTGTAAACTTTACTAATATATTTTTACCAAAAGATAATGATGGTAATGATATACCAGGAATAGTAGGTTATGAAATACTAAGAGGGTCTAGAGAGGGTAACAGAAGTATTATTGCTAAAGGTATGGTTAATAATATGCGTACCTATAATATTAAAGGTAACAATACTGGAAACAGAATTGGTTTATATCCTAATTATCCTTTTAATACCATTAGACCACTTTCAAGTTTATTAGGTGGAAATGTTTCAGGTGTTAATGATCCATATATTAAATTAACAAATAGTAGTGATCAAATTGTAGATCAAACAATACCAACTAATTTAATGACTTTTCATTCACCAGATACTAATTTTAGAAATCCATATTTATCTGTTACTGAATTAAAAATATATGGTAGTTTAAGAGGTACTTCAGTACAGTATTTTCAAGAACCTAATAATCATCCAAAATTTAAACTATTAGCTGATATAACAGTAGCCGCAGCTATATTAGCCGGTGTTATTGAACTTGCATTACAACAAGGAGGTAAATGGACAATTAATGAAGCTGCTCCAACTCCAGCAACAGGTGGTAGTGATGGATTAGGAGCAGTAGTAACAGCAGCACATGTTGCAGCAGGAGTTATGCAAGTTGGGCAAACAACTTATCAAGCTGCATTAAGTACTTATTTAAGTACAGGTTTATATTTAACTGATGCCTTAAATCCTCTTGGTAATCCGCTTTTTGCAGGTATATATGGTGCATATATAACAGCAAATACTACCAGTGCAGGACTAGGTGGTACAGGTGTTACCGGAAGATCATATACTAAAGATGTACCTAAATATCAATATGCAGGTATTTTTGGTATTGCTAATTTTGTTCAACAATCATTTTTTTATTTTTCAGAAGGAGCAAATACAACAATTAGATTAGTATATGCTTTAATACCATATAGACAATATGCATTACAAGCTATTGCAGAAGGTTTCTATAGTAGTTTTGCTGCACCAGTTACAGGTAAAAGACAAAGATTTAATATTGAAGATAGTTTATATTTAAAAAATAATATTCAAGGTCTTAAGCCTTTCAGTGGAATTAGTTATATAATTAATAATCTTCAAAGACAGACAACTGTTACTTTAAGAACTACTAATAATTTAAATCAAAATTTTGGACCTGATTATATTCTTAATCCTTCTACAGCTACAGGATATGGTGATACTTCACTTGTAACATTGGGTACTGCTATACAAGCAGGTATTGGATTACCAGTTGACATGAAATCAAAAAAGACTAATGAATTTAATCTTAGTATTGCAAGTCATTATGTTGGTATCAAAGTTAGATTAAGAAATCAATATGGTCAACTTGATTCACTTAAAGAAATACCTATTACACCTTCAGAACAAAAATTAAATTATAATAATCAAAATATACCAGTAACATTTAGTAGTTTTTGGTGTACTATTAGTACTCCTTATGGTACTGCAGCTAAGTTAGTTACTTTAGAAACAATAACTCAAACTCCTGTATTATTTGGAGGAGACACTTATGTAAATAGATATACTGAAAAAAACAACATGTTCTTTTTCTATGACTGGTTATATGGACAACCTGATGGTTATGAATATAATTATATTCTAAGACATATGATAGCTGAACCAAGATTTTGGGCTAACAGTGAAGAATATGATGTAGGTGATCTTACACCAAGTTCAATTGCAGATTTAATTAATCCACCTGCTGGAACAGGGCTTTTACCAACAGGTTTTTATAACTTAGATTACTATGTAAATAGTATACGTAAATATAAGTATTCAAATGATACAGCATCAGGTTTTCCAGATACATATCCTGGAGTATTTGGTGCTAAAAATTCATATTTTTATTTAGCTAATTCTTCAGTAAGAGATTTCTTTGTTGAGTCAGATGTAATAGTAGATTTTAGACAACCTGGTTTAGAAACTTGGCAAAAAAATTATGATGTAAATTCATATACTAATTTACCAGAAATGTTTAATATGGACCCTAATACAATAACACAGGGTAACTATTATGCATATGACTATTCATTAAGTATATCTAAAATATTTACACAATATTTTTCACAAGGTAATCTACAATCAAGATATTATAATCCTGTTGTATCCCAATTATGTTATACTTATTATCCTGATAGAGTAGTATATTCACTACCACAACAAAACTGGTCTACAAAAGATTCTTGGTTTGTATATTTAGTAAATAATTTTCATGACTTTAAGAATAGAATTACTAGTATAAAACCTTATGCTAAAACTGGTATGTTTATTACATTCCAAAATGCTAGTCCATTAATGTATCAAGGTGTAGATACTCTTACAACTGAGTTAGGTACTAAACTTACTATAGGTGATGGTGGCTTATTTTCTAATCCTCCTCAAAATATTACTATATCAGATGTAGAGTATGAGTATGGGTCTTCTCAAAATAAATTTGGTGTTATTGGTACTCCTGCAGGAATGTATTATATGTCTCAAAATCAAGGAAGAGTATTTTCATTTGCTCAAGGTTTAACAGAAATATCTCAAGCAGGAATGAAATGGTGGTTTAGTTTATTCTTACCATATAAACTTACTGAAGATTTTCCAGAATATCCACATACAGATAATCCTGTAGCAGGTATTGGTACTCAAGCAGTATATGATAATTATAATGGTGTTATATATTTCTGTAAAAAAGATTATAAATTAAAACCTCAATATGCAAATAGAGTAGTATATTTTTCTTATGGTGATTATTTCTTAGTAGATGGTATAGCAAAAGTTGAATTAGGTAATCCACTTATATTTGAAAGTGCTTCATGGACTACAAGTTTTGACCCTAAAAGTCAACATTGGATATCTTTTCATGACTGGCATCCAGACTTTGTATTACCAGCAAGACAATATTTTGCAACAACTAAAGGAGGTAAAGTATGGAAACATAATGCAGTATGTAATAGTTACTGTAAATTTTATGGAGTTCAACATCCATTTGAAGTTGAGATACCCCTTATTACGGGACAGACAGTTACCACTTTAAAATCTATAGAGTATATACTTGAATGCTATAAAAATCATTCTAATAACTGTGTAGATCAATTCCATGTGTTGGATTATAATTTTGATAAAGCAGTAATATTTAATTCAGAACAAGTATCAGGATACTTAAATCTTAATATCTTTCCTAAAAATAATATTACTCTTGCTAATACATATCCTCTTATTAATCCTACATCTATAGATATACTATTCTCTAAAGAAGAAAACAAATATAGATTTAATCAATTCTGGGATATAACAAGAAATAGAGGTGAGTTCCCAATTGGATCTAATTATCCTCCAACAGGACCATTAGTTCCTAGTACTACAGTATTAGCAGGAAGTTATGATCAAGAATCAATATGGGTAACACAAGCTAATGGATATATAAAAACATTAACTCCAACAAATTTAAATTATAATAAAACAGAACTGCAAAGAAAAAAATTCAGGAATTATTTAAATTTCTTATATTTGAGCAGAACTGATTCACAGGATGTTAATATGATTATTAAATTGAGCAATAGTAAAAATCAAATATCACTCAGATAATGGGATTCAATAAAAAAGTATTATCTAAAGCTGTATCAGAATTAGGTAAAGCAAAAGCACCAGGTAAACCAAAAGATATAATAACTGATCCAGCAGGTCAATGGAAATATCCAGGTCAAAAAACTAGAATCCCTGGTAATGATATTACTATGCAAGGTGTACCTTATCCTGTATGGGCTCAACCTAATGTTGGTCCTGGATCAATGATGCAACCTAATCAAGATTATAACTTTCCTGGTGCATCTTATGTAGATGAAACACCTATGGCTAAGAAGGGTGGTTCTAAACTTGGTACTATTAATCTTAATCCTAATCCATTAAGTCACTATGAATTAAATTATGGTTTTAATCTACCTACTAAAGAAAATGGTGGAGAAGCTGATTATGAAGATCTTGATCTTACTGATGAAGAAATACAAGCATATAGAGATGGTGGTTATGTAGTAGAAGAATTACCTGAAGCACAAGATGGTGGTCCACAAAATACAGCGGGTCCTAGAGCAGAAGAAATACCTGTTGACAAAAATGCTATGAATGCTATGATGAAAGCTAGAATGGCTACTGAAAACGAATTTAAAAATCCAGCAGCTCAAAGGATGGTTTCACCTAATCCTAAAACTTATGAGTTTGGAAATGGAGATTTAGGTACACATTTTATGGCTTCTATGGGAAATCAAGCAGTACCATTGTTACAAGATAAAGGTGGTAATGAATTAGAGTATAATGAAAACCCTCCCCCAAGTAAAGAAGATATAAACTTCAGAACTCCTGAAGAAGCACAATATTTTGCGGAACACTATAAAGAAGTGGCACCAATGATGAAAGGATTTAAAGCGGGTGGTTTTGTACAACATGAACTAGTTAAAGCACAAACAGGACTTGCTACAGCTTCTGATAGTTTATCATTATATAATAATGCTATTAAGTTAAAAGGTTTTTATGATAATTTAAAACCATATTATAATAATCCAGAAATTGGTCTTTGGTATGATGGTTCTTGGGATTTAAAAAACATTCAAAAAGAAACCTTAGCGCACCCTAGTGTTTCTAGTTCAAATAAAACTATTATTAAAAATAATAAAAATGCTAATGCTATTTATATGTCTGACGTAATTACAGGAGCTATAGATCCAAAAGCTCCATTGTTAAAATATGATACTAGAATAAAACCACAAGGACAAATTACTTATCAACCTAAAAAATATACATTTGCAGAGAATGTATCACCAGATATAGCTAAAATACAAAAAATGACTACATCTAATGCTCCATCATATTCAAATAGTTGGACAACCAATATAATACGTTATAAATTAGAAAATGATCCTATAAAAAAAGCAAATTATAAAAAAAAATTAATCAATATTGGTGCAGCAATTAAATTAAAAGATCCAGAAAAATCTATAAATGAATGGATTTATAGAACTAAAAAAGATGAAGAAATAGATAAAAAATTACCTGGATATATTACAACGCTGCCTTATTATGATCCTCTTGCTATAAAACCTGCAAACATGCTTTCAGATGATGAAATAAAAATAAGATTTAAAAAATATGGTGCATCTGGAATACCTCAATCAAAATTAAAAACATTAGGATTATCTTCTTCAATACAATCAGTAAAACCAATAGATAAAAAACCTGTTAATAAAAAAATACTAGATAAAAATGGTAATACACCTACTGCAGATTATTTAAAAAAATACCCAGTAAAACCTGTTGAGGAAGTTACTCCTCTTAAACCTATATCATATCAAGAATTTACAAGACCTGAACAACAAATTATTCTAGCTAAACCATATAAAAAACCTGTTCATTATGCCGGTCCAAGATATGGTGTATTAGCTGGTGATGAGAATTTAGATTTACCTGAAGGATATACTCAAGAACAAAGAGAGGCAGCTAGAAGAAAAAGAGATAGTGATACTTTCCAACAAAAAAATCTTGAATATCAGCAACAACAAAGAGGTGCTCAACCTGTAGTTACACGTAAATATGGTGGTATACTTCATAAAGCTCAAACAGGTAGAACAGTAACACATACTAATAGAGATGACTATAATAAAGCCTTTGCAGCTGAATCTGATAGTTTATCTTTTTATAATAGTGGAATAAATAATGTTATTAAAGCAGATAAAACTAAAAAAACACCAAAAAATCAAACTATAAATTCTGCTACAAAAAAATATGAGTCATATAATACTTCATTAAAAAATTTAAAAGATCAAGATAAACAATTTGGTATAAAACTCAGTGACAAAGATTATATGGATTATTTAAATATTGGTTCTTTTTCAGATAAAACTAAAAAATTAAATAAACCAGTAGGTTTTGTTACATATAATAATGGATTACATAGAGTTGGACAATATAAAAAACCAGTAATACATAATGTATATAAAAAACCTGTACAACCTGTACAATCTATTGAAGAAGTTACACCACTTAATAATATACCATATCAAGAATTTAAAAGACCTGAGCAATCCATTTTATCTAAACCTGTTAGAGAACAAATGACTATACCTGTACAAAAAGCTGTACAAAGAACACTCCGTGTACCAGTTCAAGGTGTAGAAGATTATTGGATTAAAGATCCTGTATTAGGAAATATAAAAAGACAAAGACCAGTTACTACATACAAAGAAGTTCCATGGACAGATGAGGCTGCTGGTAGTCAAAATTATAATATTAATACTGGTACTTCTAATACTAATGTAATTCAAGATAATAAAAAACATTTAAAACCAGCAGTTCTTACTGAAAATTTTAAAGAAGGGGGAGAACCAGATGGAACATTACCTGATGAGGAATGGTATAAAAATTATCAACAACAAAAAGCTAAATATGAAAGTGACAAAGCTAAAGGCATAATATCTAGTACTGGATATCTAGATGAAGTAACTGTTACACCTGCTAATAATAATAGACCAAAAGGAATACAACTTTCTCCTAAAGAATATGCAGAAAAATATAGAAACTGGCAATGGCAAGAACAGTCAAAAGAATTGGCACGTAAACTACATGGTCCTAATTTTGGTCCACAAAGTGCAGGTTCTGCTGATTGGTTTTGGACTTTACCTTTTGCTGCTCCAGCTGCATTAGAAGCCGCAGGTGCTATAGGAGCAATGTCACTTCCAGGAATGGCTGCTGTACCAGGTGCTACTGTAGGTAATGCTGCAATGGCCGCAGGTATGGCTAATAGTTTTTATCAAACTCCTAAAAATGTTAGAGATTGGTATGATGTATCACAAGGTACTAAAGATTGGAAAGAAGCAGCAGCAGGAACTGCAGAAATTGCAGCAGGATTAATAGGATCAAAAGCAGGATTTAAGTCAGTTGCTGATGATGTTGCACAAGGTGCTAAAACTGTTGGTAAAGCATTAGGAACAGAAACAGGTTTATTATCTAAAGTAAGTGATGTAAATCCCTGGGCATGGAAACCTGAACCTACATCAGCATATAGAATGTTAGGTAAAGAAGGATTAGAAGATGCACAACAATCTGGTGTATTTAGAAGTAATCAAGTAGATGTATATGATCCAAGTTTTAGTAATAAAGCATTTGAAGAAACATATTATAGTCAAGGTGTTCCATTTGATGCTAAAAAATATAAGTTTCCTCAAGAAGTAATTGATAAAACATCATTTGCTGGTGGAAAAAATAATAGAGTGTGGAATTGGAATAAATTTGAAGGTCCTCATATGGTTGAAGTAACTAATTCTCATGATATAGCAAATTTTAATACAAATGGTGTATCTCCATTTGAAAATTTTGGTTATGAAATTACAACACCAGGTAATGCACCTCTTTCATTTAATCATCCAAATGTTAATGTTTATAAACAACATTGGTTGCAGGGATATAAAAAAGTACCTAGAACTAAATGGCATTTACAACCAGCAACTATTGAAGGAGGATTTAGACAAGGTGGAGCATTAGATTCTTATCAAAAAAAAGGTGAAGTACAACCTAAAGTTGCTGTTAAAGAAAAACCTTATAATTTTTATACTTCTCCATTAGGACAAATAGTTGGACAAGGTTTAGCAATACAAAAAAAACAAGCACTTGATAGATATAATAATGATCAAAATAGTAAATCTAATGCTGGATGGAGTAATGAAAAAAATGTTACACCAAGTAAAAAGAAACCAGTTCAACCCACTGTACAACAAAAAACTGCACAAAAATTATTTGATGAAAAGTTTAAAGTAACAGGTAAAGATGCATATACAAAAGTTAAAGATAAAATTGCAACTTCTCAAAAAGATTATATTGCAAGTGGTAAAAAAAATGGATATGCAATTACTCAAAAAGATTTAGATGATATTGAGAACATGCATTGGAAAAGTGCAGGTGTAGGTCAAATAGGTGAACCTGATGCAGTACAAGCAGCACCAACACAAAGTAATTCAAATAGAGCATGGGAATATATTACTAATCCATTTACTGCTGCAGAATATGCTATATCAGGAGGAGGTGCAGAAAATATGCCACATAATATTAATGAAATGCGTATGGCAGGTATTGATCCTGGTGTAGTAGAAGGAAGAAATCTTGTAGGTAATACATTAAATAGTACATTAAATCTTTTTGATGCGGGAGATAAAGTTGTAAGAAATATAGGAAAGGGTAATTATGGTTCTGCTTTTTTAGAAGGATTAAGATTTATACCAGGTTCAGGATTACTTGATGATGCAGTAAGATTAGGTGTAAAACCAGGTGTTAAATATTTAGGTAAAGCATTAGGAACAGAAACAGGTTTATTATCTAAAGTAGACGATTATAGAACTCCTTTTCAGTCTGAAATTAATTGGGGTAATTGGAATAAAGAAATACTTGCAGATGAACCTTTATTAAAAGAGTATTCTAAAATAGAAGAAGCTACTAAAACTAATGGAACTTGGATGAAAAATTCAGATGGTTCTGCTTATAAAGGAACTCCTGAACAATTTGTACAACAGAATAGTGAAAACTTTAAAAATGCTTTTGGAGATAACTATGTTACAGGATATCATGGTTCTAATAAAGGTAATATTCAAGAATTTAGAAAAGGTAAAGTAGGTGATTTAGAAGATGGGGTTTATTTAGCTAATTCTCCTAAAGATGCTGATTCATACAGACTAAAATTAAATCCTTTTTCTAAAAGATATGAGTTAGCTGCTAAAACAAAAAACCCATTAATTTTTGATGCTAAAAATAAACTATGGACAAAACTTGATCATGATGAGTTAATTAATAGAATTGGTCAGGAAAATTTTAATGTTTTGGGAATAAAGCCAAAGAAAAAATATGATACAGCTGAAGTTACGGATATTGCTAAAAAATTAGGATATGATGCAGTTAATTTTAAAAATATCAAAGATGCTGGTATGTATGCTGGATTTAATGGAGATGTACTAAGAGGTTTGCGTGCACCAATTAATAAAAATAACTATTCTATAATTAATCCAAAAAATATTAAATCTTTGTTAAGAAATAATGGTAAATTTGACATGACTAATCCTAATATATATAAAGCTGCTATACCTTTAACAATAGGTACTGGTGCAGCATTAGATCAATGGCATTTACAACCAGCAACTATTGAAGGAGGATTTAAAAATGGAGGTATATTAGATAAAGCACAAGGTGGTAAAACAGTATATAAAAAACCATTAGAGCAACCTGCACCTCAGTTTAATTTACTTATGCAAGATCATAAGCAACAATATATAAAGAAAAATTCAGACTCACCAGAATTAAATAAGCAAGATCTTGTAAAAAAATATCAACAAGAACTTAATAAAGAAAAAGCTATAAAACTTGCAAAAGAAAAACTTGCAAAACAAAAAGCAATAAATGATGCAATTCCTAGAGGACCTGTAAGTGATAATACACGTACAGTAATACCTAAACAAGTTGTAAGTGATATTAATAATGCAGCATTTTATAATTCTCCACAAGAAACTGCAAAACGTGAAGCAAGAAAAAAAGAACAGGCAGCATTTGAAAAAGAACAGTGGAATAAATATAATAAAATGTCTTTTGCTGAAAAAGCTTTAGATGTAACTCAAGCTGCTATTGCTCACCCAATTCTTATGGCAGGTAATGCATTAACAGGTAATCAAGCATATATACCTGGAATGGGAAGAGGTTTAATGAATACTGAAAGTCCTGAGTATGATAAATATTTAAAAGCTACAGGACAAACTAAAGGCCAATTTGAAATTTCTGATCTTGCTAATATAGTTAATCCAGGATATTGGGGTGGTCATGCTGGTAATGAATTACATAAAGGTAATTATGCAACAGGTCTTTTAGAAACAGGTTTAGCATTTGCAGGTGTACCAGGATCTGGTAGAACTGCTATACAAGGTGTTAAATCTCTTGCTCAAGATATAAATCAAGGTGCTAAATATTTAAATCAAGGTACTAAAGCAATTGGTAAAACATTACCAGGTTCTCCTAATGCTGTTAACATGATTAAAGGAATTGGTAAATTACCTGGTAGATTTTATGATGTTATAACTAAAACACCAGAGAGACTTAAAACATTAAGAGAAGCTGAAAATTGGATGCAAGGATGGGTGAGTCATCCTGCAACTCAAGAAAAAATTATTAATAGTTATAAAGAAAGTTTAAAATCACCTAACTATCATTCAGTATTTGGTACAGTTGAAAATTCACCAATTGCAAAACATAATTTAGAAGAAGTAATTAAATTTACTAGTGGATATAAACCTGCAGGAAGATTGCAAGAATATCCTATAATAGAGCAATTAACTGAATTTCCTAATATTCATAAAGATAATGCAGGAATTAATTATACTCATGAAGATATTCCAGGAGAAATTTTAAATATGCCTGAAAATACTTATATTCCACTTTCAAAAAATAAATTAGAATCTGAAATTCCTAAAGTTGATAAATTAATTAAAACTAAGCCTAATGCTTTAGATACTAAACCACAATTTATAAGACATGGTAATTGGGTTTCAAGATGGTTAGATCCTAAAAATAGATTAAGTACAGGAATACATGAATTAACACATGATTGGACAAAAGCACAATCTTTAGAATTAACTGATCAAAAAAAAATTATTGAAGATGCAATTGATTATCCTTATCTTAAAGAAAGAAAAAAAATAAATAATAGTAAAGAAGTTGATAAACTTATAGATTATTTATCAGACCCAACAGAAGTACAGGCAAGAATAATGGAACTTAGAAAATATTTTGATTTATCTCCTGATGATATAATAACTCCTGAACAAGCAGATAAAATGTTTAAAGAAGTTGCTTTAGGAAATACTCCAGTAGATACTCAGTTTGTTAAAATAATAAAAAAAGATAATGGAAAATCAGCTGCTAAGTTATTTAATAAAGTTTGGGCAGTTGCTCCAATTGCAGGAACATTAGGTGTAGGTGCATTACAACAAGAAAAAAATGGTGGTGATATTGAATCATGGGAAGATGACTTAGATGATGATGAAATTAAAGCACTAGAAAAAGCAGGATATATCATAGAAAGAATCAAATAAACTTTTAATGTTTATCCAGTAAACTAAAAATTATTATATTTAATATATATTACATGTTATATGAAAAAGAGAGTAAGAATATATAAAGCAGGTGGTCAGTCAAATGAACCTACTCAAGAGCAATTAATAAGAAATTTTATTGCTGAAAAAATGAATGTAGATGATTATGATATTGATGCAATTAAAGAAGAGTTAATACAAGCTGGTATTGATGAAACTACTGCAGATAAATATATTGAAGAAGCTGATGATTTATATGGTGAAAGTGATATTTCAAAAAAACAAAAAATTGCTTTAGCAGAAGCACAAGTATTAGAACAACAAAAAATACTTGATGAACAAAATGCTGCAGAAGAAGAATCAAGAAGACAAATGTATGTTACTGGTAATCAAGATATAATCAATAGTGTAGTTGATGATGGAACAGCAGGAGCAGAAGAAGAAGAAGAAGTTGCAAGATATGGTGGTTCTAAACCAAGTAAAAGAAGTTTTATAAATCAATATACTAAGTTTGCAAAAATGGCTCAAGGTGGAAATACACCTTCTCCAGGAGCAGATGATGTACTTGGTGGTAGAGAACAACATGTAAGTAATTTCTTTAAAGGTATTAGTGAATCAGTTAATTCAGCACAACAAAAACAAGCAGCTGAAGAACAATATAATGCTATATATGGTAATCCACAAGTTGGTGCATATGCACAAGATGGTGGTATAAATCAAGAACAAATAGATACTGAAAGTCCATATGATCATTTAGCTAAAAATACTGCAGCTAGAAGACATATCTTTTCTGATAACATGTATACTCAAAATGATATTGCAGCATTAGAACAATATGGAGGTAATACAGGTCAAGGTTTATATAAATTTATAGGAGGAGGTGATAATGAATCAATGGATGAACAGTATCAAGATTCTGATTTAGATTATCAAAGATATGCTAAACGTGGTGGATCATTATATAAATATCAAGGTACTGGTAATAGTATTGTAGATGTAAATAAAAATGGTATATCAGATTTTGTTGAAAGACCTGAAGATCAAAAAGTTGCAGATACTGAAGACTATAAAAAGAAATATGATGAGTTAGTTACTCAAAATACTACTACTGCCCAAAAACAGCAACAAATGATGCAACAATATATGATGCAACAGTACATGCAACAAAGAGGTAATCAAGGTGGATATGGACAAGGTATATTTAGATCTCCTATTATTAGTAGAGGTGAACAATATAATAAAGCTGTTGGTTCTCCATACTATACTCAATCAGGTGAAAGATATACAGGACCAGATCTTGCAGGTAGATTACCATCAAGTGTTAATGTAGATAAATATGGAATATTTGGTAGACCTAAAAAGATGACATATAACTATGGAGCTACACCAAAAATTGCTTCATTTAAAGTACCTACTTATAATCCAGGTCAAGGTAATGTAAATAATGCATCAATGGGTGATCCAAGTGATGAACAATATAGAGGTAAAACTTTTGGTGAAAGATTAGGTAGAGGAATGGTAAATACAAAAATACCAGGAATACAACAACTTGGAGCTAAACTAATACCATGGGGAGTTGGATATGAAGGACCTAATAACCTTGTTGAATCTTCAGAAAATAGTCCATTAGTTACTAGTAATGAACCTTATTATCCACCTATAAGTCCAAGAGCTCAAAGAAAAGAAAATAGAGATGATAGACAGTTAAATAGATTTCTTGGTAATAATAATTTTACAAATTCAAATCCTGAATCTGAATTTATTAATACACCAGAAAATCAAAAACAAATTGATCAAGCAAAAAAAATTGAAGCATTAGCAGCTGGTAGTACAAATTCTAATTTATCAGATGATCAAAATTCATATCAAGATTTTTTAATTAGACATCAAGGACCTGCATATAAAGCATATGGTGGGCCAATTGATTATACTCAATATGCTTATGGAGGAGATGTATCTATACCAGAATTGTATAAAGCTGCAGAAGGTTTTGAAACTGGTATAAATGATTGTCCAATGGGTTCAACAAAAGATTATAAAGGTGATTGTGTTGACTTTGAAGGTAATATAACTAAAAAAAGAAATACAAATTTTAAAATGTCTGAACCTGGAGATTTATTAGAAAATCCATTTTCACAACCTAAAAAAAATCCATTAACAGGTGAAACTCCAGCAGTAAGAATGGGTTCAGATGGTAACTATGTTAATGAAGGTATTAAATATGAAGATCAAGAAGGTGTTTCTCAAAAATTTAGAAATAAACAAGCTTGGGATATTGATAAAGCAGGACTTGGAGATTTAAGTTTATTAGCAGGTAATGCTTTTGCAAATATTACTGATCAAGTTAGAGCTAATAAACAAGAAAATCAAATGTTAGCAAATGCAACATCTGCTGAAAGTAATTATGGTATAAATAATGCTTATGATCAAGGAGACTATGATCCTAACTCAGGATTATTTAGACCAAATAAAATGGGATTCAATGGTGTTTCAAAATATGGTGGAGGAGTTTATGCTACTGGTGGAAATATTGAAGATGATGATGAGGATACTCAATACATGACTCAAGAAGAAATAGATGACTTCATTGCTAATGGAGGTGAATTAGAATACTTATAATTTTATATTATGTACTTTAAAGTAAAAATAACTAAAGGATTACCACAAGCAAAATCAGGAGGTTTTACAGGTAACAATTTAAATAAGCAAGTAATTAGTTTTGGTGGAGCTGATATGAATGCTGCATCAAGACATCTTGAAAATACTAGGTATCTAAAACAAGTACCAAGAGATGAAGCTAATCTAGAAGCTGAAAAAGGTGAGTCTGCATTTGGTGATATCAATGGAGATGGGTTTCCTGAACACATGCTTATTGGTGGAAAAAGACATAGTAATGGAGGAACTCCTTTAAATTTGCCTGATGGTACATTTATATTCAGTGATACTGCATCTATGAAAATTAAAGATCCAAAAATACTTGCTAAATTTGGTAAAAAAACTGGGTCATTTACTCCTGCTGAACTAGCTAAACCATATGATATTAATAAGTATAGAAAAATATTAGAAGATCCTAACTCAGATAAAGTAGATAAAAAGTCTGCTGAGTTAATGATTAAAAATATTAATATGAAACTTGGTGCATTAGCAATTGCACAAGAAAGTAAAAAAGGATTCCCACAAGGTATACCTGAAGTAGCTAGACCATATATGGAACAAATGGGCATTAAAGATGAAGACTTGATACCACAAAAAGCTAAACCAGAAGCACAGGTTAATAGTCAAGCAATGCAAAATCCATATGAGAATCAAGGTATGGGTGTACAATCTCCTGAAGAAGAATCTGTAGAGCAAGTTCAAGGTATGCAAAATCCTCAAGAAGAGTCTATGGAATCTCCAATGGGAAGATATGGCTTTCAAATGGGTAGAAGATTAAGAGTAGCTCAACAAGGAATGGAACAAGGTCAACCTTCTCCTGAAGAAATGGCAATGATGCAACAACAGCAACAACAAGGTGCACCACAACAACAAGGTGGTGCTGATCCTCTTGCACAAATGGTTCAACAAGTTCAACAAATGTTACAACAAGGTGCACAACCTGAAGATGTAATAATGCAATTACTACAAAATCAAGTTCCTCCTCAAGCAATAATGCAAATACTTGTACAAGTTGGTATGCCTCAAGAAGAAGCACAGGCTGCTATTCAAGAAGTAATGCAACAAGGACAACAAAATCCTCAAGAAGAAATGGCTGAAGGTCCTCAAGGACAGAATCCACAAGAGGAAATGATGGAAACACCTATGGCTCAATATGGAACTACTATGGGTGGCTTTAATCCTATGGAACAATTTGGTTCAGAAAATAATTCAGAAAATAATCAATCTACAAGTGGTGGTGGATTCTTTAGTAATTTATTTGGTGGTAATAATAAACGTAGAATTAAAAATAAAAAAAATGTAATTAATAATTATTATGGTTATCCTCAATCTGGTGCAGCATCTAATCAAAATAATGATAACACACAAGTAAGACCACAAAGTCAAAATAATTATTATAATACTTATGGATCTTCAACACCTTCAACACCTGAAGTACCTGAAGTATCTTCAACACCTGAAGTGCCAACTAATCAAGGTGAAAATAATTTTGTAAATGCAAGTTTAAAAACTAATCAAAGTGCTCCTTTTACACCTAGTTTTAAAGGTGAAACTCCAAGATTTTCACAAGGTAGTATTGGAACTGATGGTTATACTCCTCCTTCAGGATATAGAAATGGTGGTTCATTAACTAGATACCAAAGTAAAGGTGAAGTTAAATATAATATTCCTGAAGGGGCTGTTGTAATTAATAGAGGTGAATATAAAACTGATGAAGAATATGCTAAAGCAAGAGATTTAGAATTTGCTAAAGCAGGTACTAAACCAGTTTATATACTTATGCCAGATGGTAAATATAAAAAAGTATCTCAAAGAACAGTAGGATCAGATCCATACACTGGTCAAGATTTAGGAACTACTTGGAATAATGCAAAAGAATATGCTGCAACATTTAGAGAAATGGAAAAATCCATTAATACTCCTGAATTTACAAAAGTTCTTGCAGATTATACACGTGCAGCACTTAAAGATGAAACTAAATATAGAAGTAGTACTGGTAAAACTAGTAAAGCATATACAGCATATAAAGATAAACAGTTTAGTAATGAAGAAATAAGAGATGCTTTTCTTAAACATCAAAAAAGAAATACTGCATTACAAGCACATGGTATTCAAGCAAGATATTTTGAAAATGCATCCACTGGTAAATTATTGACACCTCAACAAATGGTTGCTAAAAAAATTATAACAGATGCTGGAAAACCAATAACTCTTACTGAAGCACAAAATCAATATAAAATATATAAGGATAAAGACATTACTGATTTAGGAAAAGCATTTGATAGAGTTGGAATTAAATTAGGGGATACAGCATTAGAACAAGCTACTTTTCAAGGATTTACTGATGCAATAAATAATAAAGTAAAAACACCAGAAGAAAAAAAAGCATTAGAAAATTGGGGAGCATATGAAAGTGGTGCGGCTGATGAAAAAGGACAAAAAAATCCTAGAATTTCTCCTATTGATTGGGTATATACTGATACTACTGGAGAACAAAAAGGAGCATATGTTCCAACAAAAAAAGAATTATATGAAACTGATGTAGAAGGTATACCAACTGAAGAAGAAATTGTTCAAGATGAATACCAACAAGAACCAAATGTTGAAATTCCTCCAGCACCATGGGCACAAGATAAATTAAATAGACTTAATGCTGGATTAGATTATTTTAGTGCTGAAAAATATTTACCATGGGCAGCTAGTTATCATCCTGAAATGTTAGATCCTACTTTCTATGATCCTACTAGAGAGTTAGCAGCACAATCTGAACAAGCAAATATAACTAATCAAGCATTAGGGCAATTTATGGGGGCACAAGATTTATCTGCAAGAGCAGCATCTATTCAAGGACAAGGAGCTAAACAAGCAGCAGATACATTAGGAAGATATAATAATCTTAATGTTGGTTTAGCTAATCAATTTGCTGGTAGTAATGCACAAATAAGAAATGAAGCTCAAAGATATAATCAAGCACAAAATAAACAGTTATATGATCAAAATGTAATTGCTAATCAACAATTTGATAATACTAAACGTGCACTAAGACATAACTTAGTTGACTCAGAAAATACATTACTTACTAATATGTGGCAAACTGATGCAATGAATCAAATGTATCCAAATTATGCAGTTGATCCTAGATCAGGTGGTAGAATGTATTACCGTGATACTAATAGAGGTTTTTCTCCTGAGCAACAAAAAGATTATTTTGCATATGCTAATAAAATAAATGCTGCAGGATTACCAGAAAAATCACAAGGACTATTGTTAAATAATTATATGAATCAACAAGGTATAAGTAATGAAATACCTGATATGTATAATAATATGTCACAAGGTAAAAAAGGTGGTTCTGTTCAAATGGCATATGTAATGGGATCTAATGTTTTTCCTTTTATGTTTACATAAACTTTATAGGTTTAGTAAACTTATAAAATTTTAATATATTTACAATATAGATTAATAATAATATTATGGCAACATATCTTCAAGGAGTTACTGATTTTATACCTCAATTTCAACCCTTTCAACCTGATTTAAATTTTTATGCAAAAACATTACAGACAAAGCAAAATCAGTATGATACAAACTATAAAGCATTAAATAATGTTTATGGTCAATATTTCTATGCAGATTTAACTCATGGAGATAATCTTAAAAAGAAAGATGAATTACTTAAAGCAATTGACTTTAATTTAAAACGTGTTTCTGGTTTAGATTTATCATTACAACAAAATGTTGATCAAGCTACTCAAGTATTTAAACCTTTCTATCAAGATAAACATCTTATGAAAGATATGGCTTGGACTAAAAATAAAAATAGTGAGAGAGAATATGGTCTTGGTTTAAAAAATAATAAAGATGAAAAGCAAGCAGCAAAATATTGGGATGATGGGTTAAGAGAAATTGATTATAGAACTGAAGAATTTAAAAATTCTACTCTTGAGGAAACAATGAATCTTGGTAATGTATCTTACACTCCTTATCTTAATATAATTGAAAAAGCTCAAAAAATTGCTAAAGATAATGGGTTTGATAAAATTGAAGCACCAATTGAATTTGATGGTAAATTTATTGTTAAGACTACTGGAGGAAGAGAAGCTATTGTTGAACCATTAATGAAATTACTTCAAGCTCAATTTAGTTCAGATCCTGCTGTTGCAGATGTTTATAAAACTCAGGCTTATTTAAATAGAAAAGATTACATGTATCAAAATGCTGCTGTTCATGGAGGGGATGTTAATCTTGCTGAAAGAGAGTATTTGACAAAACAGTATAATAATATAAGTCAATATTCTAAACAAAGATATGAAAATTCAAAAAATGAACAAACTGTAAATAGTAATAGAGAACAAGAAGTAACTAAATCTATAGAAAGTGGTGACGCAAATATTAATACTAATGCATATCTTGAACAACTTAAAAAAAATATTGCAGTAACTGATGCTGTATTAGCAAATGATGAAACTGTTAATAATATAGTAAATACCCCTAATTCAAGAACTTTATCAACTACAACAGGAGATAATAATCCTTTTTCAGATATTGCATCATTAAGACAAAAAGTAGATGTAGGTACTGCAAGTTTATTATTAAGTCAAGATATACAAGAATCTGCACTTATTTTTGCTGATAGCCATGTTAAAGTAGATTATCAAGCTAATCCATTTGCATTACAAGCAGAAGCTCATATGTATAGAGTAGATGAAGCACAAAGAACAAGACAAGCACAAAGAGAAGATGATGATCTTAAATTTCAAAGAGATATACTTTTAAAAGGTGTAGATACTGGTAGCAAAGTAATTAATGCACAAGGTCAAATAGTTGATAATGAAAATGTTTTTCAAACTTTTACATTACCAGGAGCAAATAGTGGTGCTGGTGCTGCTGATCCAAATTCAGGTGTACTTGAAAACAGAGAACAAAAAGGTGATTGGGCAAAAGAAAATGTAACACCGTGGTTATCAACTACTATGAATATGTTAAGTAATGAATTAAGTTCAACAAACGTTGCACTTCCAGTAGTATCAGCAATGTTAAAAGGTACTACTGTAAGAGATGAATTAATTGGAGGAACAATGAAAATGATGACTCCTGCTAAATTTTTAGAAGAGTATAATAAAAATCCAACAGCTTTTTTAAATACTTATGGTACTGCAAAATTAATAAAATTAAAACAAGCAATTGATGCATATGCAAAAAGTCAAAATGCAAGAGAATCTGTAGCAACTTATATTAATAATATGAATTATTCACCTGATGGAGAATTAAGTGCTGGATTAAAAATGTCTACATATACTTCAGCATTAAAAGGTATATACCAAACTGATATTGCAAATCGTAAAACAATAGTAACTTCATTAAAAGGAGTATTAAAATCACAAGGAATTGATGATATAACTGCAGAAAAAATTGCAAATTCATCAGTATCTGGTTTAGATTTAATTGATAAAACTAAATTTTTAAAAAATACAGCAGCATTAGCAAAAAATTTACCTAAAAAAGGTGAAGATAAATATCTTATGCTTAATAATATGGATAATGTATATAGTATTAGTGATATTACTAATAAACCAAATAATTTAACAACTGCACAACAAAATGAATTGAAAAAAAGAATTGCTGCAGGTAAAGCACAACCAAAAGAATCTGCATGGTATAAACCAAATGATACAGGTGCTAAAATAGTAAATGATTACATTAATGAGTTAAATAGTGCATCTGATATTGAATCGGTATATAATTCATTAAATACTGCATATACTAATATTGTAAAAAGTAATGAAATTAAAAGATATGATGTAGTTGGTAGAACATCAGCAGGTGGTAAAACAGCTAAATATTCAATGGATTTACAAGCAGTTGAAGTTCTTCCAAAAGTACCTGGTGCTGTTGGAAATGCTATTTTTAATGAAACAATAAGAGATATACAAAATTTTAATCAATCTGATTCAAAAAATTATACTGCTACATTTAGTGGTATTAGTAAAGGAACATTAGATGCTTCTAAAGCAATGGGAAATGCCCACACTCAAAAAATTATAAATTTAATACAAGTATTATCTCAAAGAGAAACTCCTGGAAGATCTTATGTACAACATGCAATTATTGCAGGTGAAGACAGTAATAAATCTGCAATGATATTTAAATTTAGTCCTGAAACATATAAAGATTTAATTATTACTAAAACTAATCCAACAGGATTAATAACAGAAGATGAAGCAAATTCAGCAATGACATATGGTATTTCATTTGTAGCACCAAATAATCATTGGTCAAATACATTAGCAAAAAAATCAAGAATGGGTCCAGTTGAAGGTGTAATTAATGCACAAGGTGAAAAAGGTTTTAAATATGTAAGTCCAATAGATCCAAATAATAGTTATGTAATAACAGCAAATGCAAATATGCCAGGTGGTTATAGTGTACAACATAAAATAAGAGTTCTTTTATCTGATGGAACATGGGATGTAAGAACAGATTATACACCATCTCAAAATTATGGTGGAAACATTGAATTAGTACCAGCTGTATTAAATAATCAAATTATAGATTTAGAAAGTGCAAATAATATAACATTAAATCAAATAAACCAATCAAAAAAATAAGTCAATGGCAGATACTCCAACAAATTCAGAAAATCTTAATCCTGATTTATTTAAACAAGGTAAAGCAGACCTTCAGGACTTTCTTCCATTTAATGGTGAAAAAATTAACATGCATAAAGACATGTTTCTTTATAAACCTGTTGTTCCAAGTTTAATTGTTAATCAATTGCCAATACAAGAAAGAGTTGTAGGTTATCCAGGACAAGTAAATAAAAAAAGTACTCCTGCTACTGCTCAAGATTGGTCAAATTATATGACTAACAGTCTTCAAAAATTACAGAGCAATGAATCTTTTATAAGACCACATAGTTATGATGCTTCTGCTCAAGGAGCACATAAAGCAAAATATAAAGCATTTGGTCAAAAGACTTATGATAGAGTAGGTTTTAATCCTGAAATGAATAATGAGTTAATGTATAACTCACAAACTACTGGAATAGATCGTGCTATAAGAATGTTCCAACATTCTGCTGTACCATTATTTATAAAAGGTGCAATCTCTGGTCCTAAAAGTTATGCTCAAATGGCTCAAGGTAATTTTGGTGGAGACATTGATGAAGCATTAGATTATGAAGAAGCAGCTGCTATTGGTTATTCTAGTGTAGGTGGATTAGGAGGTTTTGTTAATAATATATTTAATAGTTTTTCTTATACACTTGGTATATTTGGAGAAGGAATGGTTGAAGGTGCCGTTATTGGTGGTGCAATTGGTACATTAGCAGGACCTGAAGGAACAGCAGTTGGAGTTGTTGGAGGTGGACTTAGAGGAGGTATTGCTTCATTATTAAAAGCTCCAAAAGCATTATGGAATATTGCTGAAACAGGTTCAAAATTATTAAAAAAAGTTAATAGTTTAAAAGATGTTGGAGCTGCAAGAACTTTTTTTAATGCTACAGTAAATGCAGGTGCTAAATTTATAAATCCTATAGAAAATAGTTGGGCATATGGTAAAGCAGCATTTACAGGTGCAGATGAATTTAAAAATTTAAGTAATTTAGCTAAAGTTAGTAAAGGTTTTGGTGCATTTTATTTTGATGTAAGAAATATTAACATGGCACTTTCTGAAGGTAGACTAGAAGGTGGAATGAAAGAAAATGAGACATACAGAGAAATGTATGAAAAATACTATAATGAAAATGGTGAAGCTCCATCTGATGATTTACAAGCACAATATAGAAAAGTAGCAAATCAAGTTGGTAATGAAGTAACTTTAAAAAATGCTGTACTTATTAATTATAGTAATAAACTTACTGTACCTAATATTATGCAAGGTTCAGCAAGAAGATTATTAGGTACTTCTGAAAAAATTATGTCATTAAAAGGTGCTGATTTAATACTAGATCCTAAAGCAGGTTTTAAAATTGCAGAAAAAGGATTTAAACAATCTTTAGCAGCATTAAAAAAACCAGCAACATATGGTAAAGTTGGATTAAGTTATTTTAAAAGAAACTTGGTAGAAGGTTTACAAGAAGTTTCTCAAGATGTTATAGGTGAAGCTACTAAGAATTATTATATGGATTCTTATTATGATCCAGCTAAAGCTACTTTTGATTATTCAATGGGTACTGTTAGAAATGCTACCAAAAAACAATTTAGTGCTCAAGGTTGGGAAACATTTGCATCAGGTTTTGCAATGGGTTCATTACAAGGAGGTATAGAACATATTGGTAAAGCTGCTTCTATTGGATACAATAAAATTTTTAATAAAGAAAAATATGCAGAAAATATAAGACAAACTGCAGAAAGTAAAATAAGAGCACAAGAAGTAGTAGACTCATTAAATGAAATCTATAAAGATCCTATTGAGTTTTTTAACTCAGCATATTTTAATTATGGTACTCAATCTAGAGTAGCAAGAATACATGATGATGAAGAAGCAGATACTAAAGCAGTAAAAGATGCAAAAAATGCTGCTTTTGTATCTAGTGTATATCACATGCTTGAAACTGGTACTAGTAAACAGTTTATAGAAAATTTTAAAGATCTTCAAAAATTAGAACCTGAACAACTTGAAGAAGCAATGAAATTAAAACCTGGAGAAGGAGTTGCTGCTTCACAAAAAATTGATAAAGTAATTGAGAAAGTTAAAAGAATGCAAAAAACACATACATTCTGGACTGAGAAAATGAAATCTCCTGTTAAACTTAGCAATTATAAAAAAGATACACCACAGTATGAAATGGCTGCTGTATTTCAAAAAGCATGGCAAAAAGGTCAATTCAATGCAATATTTTTAGATGAATCTTTTAAAGATAATTTAGAAAGACTAAATAATATAAACACTTCTTTAGATAAACTATCTGGTAGTCAAATTATTAATGTTAATGATATACAACTTATTACTGATCCTGAAAGATTTTTAACTGAAATAGACTTATTAACAGAAGAAATTAATGTATTAAAAACTCTTAAAGATGATAAATCTAAAAAACAAGTAACTCAAAAAACTAATAAATTAGAGGCAATGCAAGACATGATGGAGGATTATACAAATTATCATTCTCATTTTGTTTCAAAAACAGCAGTAAAAGAAAGAATAGAAGCAATAAAACAAAAAGAAGGTTTAACTGGTGAAGATGCTGATATCATAGCAATGCAACAAGTTGAAAAAGATTTAAAAGATGCTGGAGTTGATTATAAACAAAAATATAAAGATTCATTTACTAATTATTTAAAAAGCTTAGTTAAAGGAGGTGAAGATTTATTACAAGTAGAAAATGGATTAAAGACTGATACAGGTATTCAAAATTTAGAAGATGCCTTTAATCATATTCTTGATTATCATGGTTTAAAAAATGAAAATAAAGTACTTGCTAAATATGTAAATTTATTTTTAACACCAGAAGGATTTGCAGAACATGTTAAAAGAAATTTTGACTGGATGAAAAATCTATATCAAAATAGAAAAGACTATGTAAAAGATACTGTAAATAAATCTATTACTAATCTTGAGTATAATGATTTATTAGCTGCATTAGCTGATGAAGATATTTATGTTGACTTAGATGAATTTGCTGACTGGATTGAAGATCATAATAATAAACCTTCACATTTTATACAAGAATCTAATAAAAGAATAATTCCTGAAGGAAGTGAGTTATATAATGAGTATTATGAAACTTTTATCACTATTGCTGAAAGACATATTAATAAACCATCTGGACCAGATCTTACTGTTAATGAAAAATTAAAAGATACAATAGATGAAAAGCAAAAACAAAAAGATAAAGAACTTGAAGATGCTAAAATTGCATTTAATACTCAGTTAAAAAGAGATACAGGATATAATGAAGAAGAAATTAACAAGTTAAAACAAGAAGCTAATAATGAAAATTCACAAGAACTAGAGGATGCTAAAGCTAAACTTGAAAATCTTAAAGGAATAATAGAACAACTTGAAAAAATAGATGTTGATGTTGAAGAATTACAAGCTGTAGTTGATGGAGCAATAGACAATGAAATAGCTACTGAAGGAGAAATAAATTTATTTGTTGAAGAGTATTTTAAAAATCCTAAAAAAGTTGAAGAGGCAACACCATTTGTTCAAGATTTAATTACTGAAGCTGTTTTAAATGGTTTATCACAAGAAGAAGCTACTACTCAAGCATTTGTAGTTGCATCATATAAATTTGCATTTCCTGAACTTATTAAAGAAAAAATTAACACTTTAAAAGATACTATAGAAGAATTATCAAAACCAGAAGTTGATGTAATTGATATTGAAACAACTGATGCATGGAAAGATTACCAAGCACTTATTAAAAAAATTAATGAAGACTATGAAGAAGTATTCAATGGTATCATTAAAGATTTTAAAAAAGCTGGTGCAACTCCAAGTACAGTAGAAGAAGTTAATGCAATTCCTGAAAGAGTTACAGTTACAACTCCTTGGAGTAATATACCAGATGATCTTAAAGTAATTCTACAAAAAGAATTTGATACATTTGCTAATAGTACATATCCTAATGAAGATGCAACAGCACTTGCAATAATAAGACAAAACTGGTTAGGATCTCAAAGTTTATTAATTGATCAATATAACAATGCTCAAATAGGTACTGAAAATGTTGAACCAGAATTAATAGCTAGAATACCTAAGTTTAAATCTATAGCAAATACATTTGATAGTAAAACTTTAGATCAATTATCAGTAGAAGATTTAAAAGGTATTTTAAATATATTAAAAACTAAGTTACCAAAAACAAAAGTAAAATCTAAAGAAGCTAATAATATTAAATCTGATATTAATGCACTTCAAAGTTATATTAGATTTATAAGAACTACAAGAAAAGCTACAACTAATCTTGAAAGTATAGTTAACTTACTTAATACTAATTTACTTGAAAGACAAGATGAAATTGATGTATTATTTACTGATGGTACAACTGGAAAAGATGTTAAATCACTTGAAGATCTTGCAACTAAAACTAAAAAAGGTTACATATTTGATAATGGTAAAGAACCACAAAGAGTAACTAAACTAGTAGTAGATATAGAAAAAGAAGAAACTGGTAAAGACCCATATATAAATCAAGCAACAACAACTGCTGTTGGTTATTATATGCAAATTGAAGCTGATACTACTATTAAAGAAAGTGGAAAATTAAAAGCATTTTTAGATAGACTTGATTCAGAAATAAAAAATAATAAAACTTTTAAACAATTTAATGAAATAAAATTTGCAAAAATAAAAACTGCATTAGAAAAAGAATTTACTGAAAAATCAGTTTTTAGTATTATTAATGATTTATCATATAGTGCAGCTGCAGATTCTGGTACATTAATAGATGGTTTAATAAGAGATTTCTTTAATGATGTTAAATTAATTAAACCATCTAATATGAGTCAAGGTGCATTTGATAGTTTATTTGGACAAGAAAATGGTACAGGACAAAAAGATGGTATATTAACTCTTATTAAAGATGATGTAATTGATGGTAAGTATACTGTATATGCAAATAACTTAAATGTATTTGATAAAGATTTAGGAGATACTGGACTTGCAGGTGAAATGGATTTATTAGTAGTAGATAATAAAGGTAACATATCTATAATTGATATTAAAACTGCACAAAAAGCTACTTGGGATAATTTTAATAAAGAAGGTACAAATAATTTTAGTAAAAAATATGCATACCGTACACAACAAACTATTTATAAAAACTTGTTGTATAATATGACAGGTAAAAAAGCTACTATAAAATTATTACCAATTGAACTTAATTATGATGTAAATGGTTATATTAAATCAGCTAAACTTGCAACAGAAATTGTAGATAAAGGTAAAAGTACTGTAGAATTAGTACCAGTAGATGCAGTAGATAAATATGTACCATTAAAAAATATTGAGGATATCAATATTGAAACAGAGGAACAAGATAGATCTGAAATACAAAAACTTATAAATTCATTAGAAAATGAGTTAGTTATTGAAAGAGATGTAATGGGTGATTTAGAAAAAGCTGCTCAAATTACTCAACAAATTACTGAACTTCAAGCACAATTAAATGTTGTGCAAGAAACACCTACTACAGATACTAAAGCTGAATTAGAAATTGAATTAAAAAGATTAAAAAAAGAAAGTGCAGAAGTAATGGATGTTTTAGATTTTGAAAACGGTGCTATTATAAGAGATAAAATAGAAGCAATAGAAAATAAACTAGCTGCTTTAAGTACTACAGATACTACAGCTGATGAAACATCAATAGAAGATGCTAAAAAAATTATTAAATCATCTAGTGCATTAGGTGATTTTGTAATTGATGTAAATGAAGAAGGTGAGATTGTTATTCCTAAATTTGATGACTTGCTTCAACCAATGCAAAGTGCAAGAAAAATTAGTGACTTAATGATAGCTTATGCAAATGCTATGATTGCTGTTACTGAAGGAAATATACCTGGTGATAGTAATGCATTAATTAATGCAATAGAATTAAAATTTAATGAAAAACAAGTTGCATTAGGATCTAAAGTAAGTGATAAAAATTTATCTAAAGATGATTATATCATTGCTAAAAAAGCTATCTTTGACAGTGTAAGAGGAGATATATTTATAGTAAGTGAAGTTAATGATAAAAAAGTAAAAATTAAATTATTAACTACAAATAAAATATATACTGCTACAAATGAAGAATTAATAGATAATTTTAAAAAGCATAATAAGATGGCATATGAAATTACTAATGAACCAGTAGCAATAACTGAAGAAGATACTGCTGCAGTAGTTGAGACTAAAAACAATCTTGATGATATTAAAAAAGATTTAAGTATTTTTGATGATATAAAAATTAAAACTCAATTACAAACTAAATTACAAAGATTTAGTAAATTAAAAAATAACTCACCAATTTGTTAAGACATGGCTTGTGCATTAAATAAAGAACAGATAATTGATTTATATGAAGTAATATATGGTGAAATTCATGATAGAATAGTTGATGATAAACTTCCTGTATTTAATATAAAAACTTTAATTAAAGAAGTATATGAAGGTGTTGATGAAAGCAAAGCACTAATATATGCCCAAGCTGTACCAGATATACTGACATTGGTTAGTATGGATGACCGTGTTAAAAAATATCTTAAAGAATTAAGAGATAAAAAATTATTTTCACTTGATGATTTAGCTGATTTAGGAGATGAGTTTTCTAAATCTTTAGATAATGTATTAAAATATGTTACACCTGAAGAAAAGTCTTTTGAAGAAGTACAAGAAATAATAATGGACCATAATACTAATCAATACAATTTTGATATAATTGATGGTACTGAGGAAAATTTAATATGGACTGAGAAACAATTTGAAGGTCAAAAAGCAGTATCAGCATATATGACTGTTCCACAACAAGCAGTAGCTATAAATCCTGAATTTATTACAGATGAAAATAGAAATTTTGAAGACCCAGAAAAAGCATTAATATATAGTGTAATTCAAAACATTACATATATAACAAGACAAAGATTATTAAATACTGATGATGTTGTTTATAATGGTGAAAAATTAAAATTAAGAGTAGTACAATCACAATCTGTAAAAGAAAAATTAACTCCAACTGATAAAGCATGGTTAGATGCTAATCCTCTTTATAGAGGTGTAATAGCACTTATATCTGATGAAGAAGGTAATATATTATATTTTGATAATGAAGGTAAAATAACTACTGAAGATACCGGTATAATGGTATATCAAAATATTAGAGATATAACTAAAGTTGATGGTAAATTAAGTTTAACTTCAAAATCTGGAAGACACCAAACACTTGCTTCTCCAAAAGATATAGTTGCTACAATACGTACACAACAAGAAGATGCAGGATTAGTATTTGATGAAAAATATTACTTTGATTTAATTGCTCAAAAGAAACAACAACAAGAAGATGAGATTAACAACTTATACAAGTTAAGACAAAAAGTACTTAATAACCCAGAAGAAGTAATTACATTACCAATTGTAAGTGGAAGTTTTGGTATTACTGATACTAAATATGTTCCTTTATCTCAAACAGATTTAACTGAAGATGATTTACAAGACATAACAATTAATACAGTAAAAGGTAGTAAAAAGTCTGGTTTTGCAACTGTAACAATATCACGTGATAGAGCAGGTGTTTCAATGGATATTCCTGTTACATTACAAAGAGGTGATATGCCAGAATCTTTAGCAGATAAAATTGCTACAGTACTTACTACACAAGCTAAATTAAATGGTCAACCATTAGATGCTAATAGAAGAAAAGCATATACTGATCACTTTTTAAGTAATGCAATTGATTCTAATAAAATTAATATTCAAGTAAAAGAAGATCAAGAAGGTATAGAATATCTTGAAGTAAAACTTATTCCTAATTATGATGATTTACAATCAGATGACACTCCATCAAGCTATCGTAAAATTGATTTATCAAAACCTGAGGCATACACAATAATTAAAAATCATTTATTAAAAGCTAAACATATTACAAATAAGATTACAAATAAAAATACTTTTTATGCAGCTAATATTAGTTATTCTAATGAAGGTTTAAAAAATGGATCTTTTACTGATTATATTATTACCGGGGATAAGATTACTGAAAAAGAAGAAAACTATTTTGATTTTGTAAAACCATATATTAAAATTGAATATAGTAAAGACTCAATGAGTTTAAAATCAGGTTTTAATTCATATTTAAGATTTGATATACCTGAAGATGTATTATCTAATCTTCCAGTTACAGAATTTACTGAAGGAGAAACAACAGAAGATGATTTAGAAACAGTAATTAATGAAGGAGGTGTAAAATTTAATCCAACTAATAAGGATTATAAAGAGTTAAACGGATCTAATATTGACTCAACAGATGCTACAATAAATATTGGAAGAGACTTTACTAAAGGTACTGCTGCTGCAACTAAAAAACAAGCGGGTCAAAAAAATGTACCCGTAACTTTACCTAAAGTAATTATTAAACCTTCACAAGCAATGGTAGATAAAACTGCCACTCAATTAAATAAACTTAAGGCTACAGAAGTACATATTACAGGTGATAATCTTGCAGATTTAAAATCTCAAGAAAAAATAAATGGATATGTACTTGACTTATTAGAAAAATTAAATGAAGCACTTGATAAACCTATAACTAAAGTTGTAACTGGTGGTCAATCTGGTGTTGCTGAAGCTGCAACTATTGCTGCTAAAAAATTAGGTTTAACTGTTGAAGTTAATGCACCTAAGCAATGGATGTTTAGAACTAAAGATAATAAAGATAGCAAAACTAAAAAAGCATTTTTATCTAGATTTGGTGTAACTACAGCTGAAACTACTAAAGCAAAAACTAAAGCAGAAGATTTAAGTGATGAAGAGGAGTTTAAAATAATAACAAACAATGACATTGGTGGTTTATTAAGAGGTAAAACTTTTGCAAGACTGTTTGGTAAATTCTTTGAGAAAAAAGATATTGCAAATGTAGAAAAATGGTGGTCAGAGTCTCCATTAAAAGATCATATTTCACTTGAAAGAATTACAACTATTGTTAACTCAAATGCATTTGCCTCTTGGTCAGGATTTGGTATTACATTATATGAAGCAGATGGTGGTACTTCAGTAGATTTATACCATGAAGCTTGGCATGCATTTTCTCAATTATTTTTAACTCTTGAAGAAAAACAAGAGTTATATGATACAATGAAGAAACAGGACAAGTGGAAAAATTCATCATATTTAGATATTGAAGAAGTACTTGCAGAAGACTTTAGATCATATGCTAAAGGACAAGGTAAATTTACTGGGCCAATTGGTAGAATATTTAAAAAGATGCTTGATTTCTTAAGAAAGATGTTTGGTAAAATTACTAGACGTGATATGTTAAGACCACGTGATATTGCATCTGTTAAAGAATATTATGATAAGTTATATAAAGGTGAGTTTATTGACTTACAACCTTCTCTTAAAAATATATGGACAAGTTTTGATGTATTAAATAGATCTAAAACTATTAATACATTTGATCAATCAGTATTTACCATTGATGAAGCAAGTTTAGTAAGTAAATCTATAGATAGTATTATAGCTTCTATAATTAAAACATATAACACTTCTAAAAATGTTACTAATGGTGCTGAAAGAATTTTTCATAATCCACAAAATAGAACTGAATTATATAAAATTGCTAAAGTTAAAATTCAACAAAGAGTAGATGCATATACTTCTCAGTTAGAAAAAACTACATTAGATAATGCTACAGCTGAAGAACCTGATTACTTTAAAGAAGAAGCATTACTAGGTAAAGTAATTCTATTAAATAAAGTAATTGACAATTTTGGTGATATACAAAAATCATTAGATGGTGAAACTAAAAAAGGTGTAGTTGCATTTAATATTGAAAATACAAGATTCAATGTATTAAAAGATACATTTACTGAACTAGAAGATGATGCTTCAGAAATTGGCCAAACTAGAGTTGTAAAAGAATCTACTAATGGTAATATTATGTCATCTAAATCATTAGCAAGTGAGCAAACAATGATGTTACTTGCAGGTATATTTAAGATGACTAAATCTTCAACTGGAGAATTGGTACCAGTAGAAAATGCATTAGGTTTTGATGAATTAGAAAATGTAGATAAAATATGGAATAAACTTGCAAGAGTATTACAGGGTCAATTAGATCCTGTTGATATGTATAATGTTATTTCTAAATATAGAGAAAACTATGTTGAATTTGCTCAACTATTAGATGTATTATCTAATCCATTTTCATTTAATCCTGGTAATGTAGGTACAGTAAGTGAGTTTGATACAGAGACTAATTTTTGGCAAGACTTTAAAAAACCAAGAATACCATATGTAAAATTAAATATTAATAAAACTATTATTCAAAAAAAGCAATTTGATAGAGCAACAAATACTTTAATACCTGAGATAGCAACATATGAATCAAGATTAGCTAATGCTAGTTTTGATGTATATAAAGTTATTAATGAATGGACAAATAATTTAATTAATTCAGATTTAGAATCTAATGAGTTTATAAAAACTAATGACCTATTAGTAAATTCTATTGACATACCTAAAATATTAAAAAGATTTGGTAATGAGGAAGGAGTATTTAAAGCTAAATATGCTCAAGAGTTTTTAAAAGCAATTGGTATTGAAATGGATCAAGAGAGTATGGAGATTGAAAAAATTATGGCAACTCCAAGATTCTCTTCTAATTATGGTATTGACCGTATATTTAATATATTACAAATAGTAAATAAATTTGCAGTATCAGGTACTGAAGAAGAAAAACTTGCAGCACAAAATTTTGCAGAAAAACCTATACAATATTTATTAAATGGTTTAGATGATGTATTAATAAAAGATAAAAAATCTATATCAGGTAATGAAGAAGTAAGAGCACGTTTAAGAGCACTTGCTGAGATTCAAAATATGTTCTCAAATAGTTTCTCTAACTTTAGTGTATTAACTCCAGAAGGCAACCGTGTATTTGAACACTTTATGGATAGTACATTAACACGTAGAATGGCTGCTATGAATAAAGTTGATAATTTTACTGAATTAACAAGTGATACTGTAGATATTAATAAAAGATACCGTCACATGAGATGGTTAAATGATAATAATAATCCACATGCTAAATACTCTGTATTATTAAATTCTTTATTTATTTTAGATCCTCTATCTCCTGACTATGGAAAAAAGAGACCAAATGCTGAAATAGATATTAAAAATGTATCAGGTACAGAATTATTAACAACTGGTTCAAATAAATCAAATGGTGTAACAACTAGTTCATCTGATAGAACAACAAAGTATTTACAAGAAATGAATACAATGTTGTTAAGAGGTGTACAAGAATTTATGAGACATGCCTCTAAGCAAATGTCACAAAGTGTATCTATTGATAAAATTAAAACATATGATGGTAAAAAAGCTGATTACCTATATGTTGATATCAGTGCATTTAAACCTAATTCTTTAAACAAAGGTGCAAATGAAGGATTTAATATAATGCTTAAATATCTTGCAGGAGAACATGAAAGAATAAATAGATTTAATGCAAACATTAATAATAAGTCTCTTACTGGTGCAAAAAACATGTCTAACTGGGCAGGTTATAATAGAAAAGTAAAAACTAAAAATGGTGAAGAAAAATTAGCAGGATCAGTATTTACAGCTTTTGATGATGTATTAACACAAAGTACTAAAGATGAATTATATGCAATTAAATCTGATTTAATTAAATATCTAGATACTGATGATGCTTTACTTGAGAAAATAAGAAAAGATGTAAATACATATTTTGAAAAACAAACTCAAGCAAATTACAATAGATTACAAAAAACAAGATATATTGATTCATCTCTTGTTGAAATAGTTGATTCTCCTGAATTATCAAGACAACAAGTTGATGAAGTATTAGTAAAAGCATATACTTATAACTCATGGATACATAATTATGAAACAGTTATTCTTACATATGGTGATTTAGCACAATTTAATCATGATAAAGAAGAGTTTCATAAACGTAATGCAGGTTTAACATCTCCAGGTAGAGGTTTTAGAACTGATTTAAGAGCTCAAAGTTTTATTAATGGCCCATTATTTAAAAACTTATATTCTGAAAAAAGAGGATTTAAACAACGTGTATATAATGGTACTTTAAATACTGCTATTATAGAAGAAAAAGTAGTTGATAAATCTGTATACTATGATGAATATAGAGAAGCATTACATGAAGACTGGACTGAAAGATTAAAAAATAATGATACTTTAAGTGAAAAAGAAAAAGTAGACTATGCTAATAAAATGGCTGATACTGAAATAAAAGAATATACAGGAATGAAAGAAGGTGATGGTCAAGGACATATTGCTTTTGATACATACCGTATGCTTAAAAAACTTGAAGGTAACTGGTCAGATGATCAAGAAGAATTATATAGAAAAATTGTTAATGAAGAAGAAGTTAATGCTAGAGATATAGTTGAGTTTTTTCCACCATATAAATTACAGTATTTTGGTAATATAGAATCTACAGGATTAACAGTAACATCATTTCATAAGTTCTCTCTTGCTCCACTTATTCCATCTGTTATTAAAGGTGCTAAGTTAAATGCATTACATGAATTAATGTTAAAAAATGAAACTGATTATGTTATATTTGGAACAGGTTCAAAAATTGCACACATTTCATCTAATGAATCAGGAGGTGATATAATTACTGATAAAAATGGTTCAATTGATTTAAATGCTAAACTTACTAATAATGTTGCATTTGTAGAATATTTAAAAAATCAAACTGAGATTAATAAAGTATATAAAGAAAAAACAATATTCTCTACTCAGTTAAGAAAACTTATTCTTGAAGGTTTATATGAAAAAGGTATCATAGCATCTACTGATGAAACTCAAATTACAAATAATAAAGTACTTAACTATATTAATCATGTATCTGAGTTATCATCATTGTTAAAACTTGAGTTACTTGATGAAATTGGATTTGAGCAAACAACAGATACTAATGGTAATAGTAAATATACACCTGTAGATAAAGAAAGTACTGAAAAACTAGCACGTTTTATTAGAGCTAATCTTGAAAAAGAAGATGTATTAGGTGATCACTTAATTGAATTTATTACTACTACAGAAGATGGTGAATTAAAATTTGACTTATCATTACATCCAGAGGCTTCTAAAATTGAAAAATTAATCTTATCTGTAATAAACAAAAGATTAATTAAACAAAAAGTACACGGTGAAGCACTTGTACAAGTATCTGCAGCAATGTATGAAGGAGTATTTGATGGTGGTAAACTTAAGAATGCTACTGATGCTGATATTAAAAAATATGTTGGGTCTAACTTCTTACCTACATATCATAAAAATGCTGATGGTTTTACTGCTGGTATGAAAGTTATGGTTTCACTTCAAGGTGATTTCATTAATTTATTAAATCTTAAAGATAAAGCAGGTAATACTATTGGTACTATTGATAAACTTAATGATCTTATTAAAGATGATGAATGGTTAGAAATGGCTGATAACCGGGATGCAGTTACAATGGTAGGTGTAAGGATTCCAGTACAGGGTCTTAACTCTATGGAGTTTATGGAAGTGTATCATTTCTTACCGGCTGAAGCAGGAAATATAATAGTAGCACCAACTGAAATAGTAGCTAAGTCTGGAGGAGATTTTGATATTGATAAGATGACAATCTTTATGCCTAATGTATCTGAGTCAGGTGAATATACAAAAAGAACTTATGCAAGTCATACTGAATTAGAGGCTGCTGTAAATGAAGCTAAAGCAAATGGTGAACCATTAGCAAAAATATTTAAATTACAAAAAGCTGCATTAGAAAATGAATTAATACAAGATATTAAAAACATACTTGCATTACCTGAAAACTATGCATCTTTAATTAGACCAAATGGTACTTATTTACTAAAAGGAATTGCAGATAGTTTAGCACAATATGTAATGGATTATGATCCAAAAGCTAATATGATGAGTGACCAACCTAATCAAAGCATTAAGCAAGATAAGGAAACAGGAAAATATGCATCAGTTATAAGTCCTACAAGAGTATTAGAATCATTATATAATATTTATAAACATGAATCTAATGTAGTAGGTAAGAAAACATTAGGACTTGGAGCAATTGAAAATACATTTCATACATTATTTAATTCACTTGGTGCATCAATGCCATCTACTTATATACATGGTAAAGAAAAAATACCAAGAGATGTAAGGTTATTTTTAAAACACAATACTCTTATTAATAATGAAAAAGACTCTATTGATTATGGTAAAGAAGTAGTATCATTATCTAATAGATATGATGCTGATAATATAAATAAAATAGCAGATTTATTTGCTCAAGCAATAAATGGATGGGTAGATGTTGAGAAAGATGCATGGATATTCTTTATTCAAGGTAACTCTGAAGTAGCACCAATTTTACTTTATTTACTTAAGGCAGGTGTACCTGTTAAAGAAGCAATTTATTTTGTATCTCAACCATTAGTAAAAGAATATGTAGAAGAACAACGTGTTGCTAAAAGTACATTTGCTGAACCATTAGGTAAAGCAGCTGACTCAGTTAATTATATTCCATCTAATGCATCAAGAAATGTAATTGCTAAACACTTTAATCAAAAAATAAAAAGTGATGCAAGATATTCAGTTACAACAAAATTAGCTGATGAATATTTTGATGATAAAGCAATTCCTGAATTTACAGAAAATGAAATGCTTAACTTAATTAAAGATAGCAGAACTGATCCAGAAGCAGCTAATTCAGAATTATCTAAATTAATGTTTTTACATTATTTAGAAATTGAACAACAAATGAATGGTGTTAAAAAATTAAAATTAAATGCAAATGCAGATACTAGTTTAAAGACATCATTTAGTCAAATAGAAGATACTGAGTCATCATTAGAAAATTTAAAAGATGAGACAAAACTTGATCAGACATTATTATGGAAAATGATTAATGACTCTGTTACTAGTTCATTCTTTAATGGCCCAATGGCTTTACAAATTGGTAGACCTTTATTTAAAATGAGATATCACCCATTAATTACTAAATGGATGGTAATTAATAACCAAGATATAAGAAATTCATTAGAAAAAACATTTGGGGTAAATAAAAAAGATTTATATGTTGATACATTCAGAAATGATATGATATCATTAATACTACAAAATACATTAAGGAAGTACAACATAGATAAATTTTATAAGTCATATAATGTTGAAGAAACAATACCAGTAGAATTTGCTAATTTACCAAAATTTGGTGCATTTGTAAAAAAGAATAAATCTGGTATACCAACTATGTATATTGATAAAGTTACACTTGAAAAAGAATTTGAAAATAAATCATGGTCAAAATCAGCAACTGATGAATTAAGTTATAACAGTAAAGGTTTATATGCACTTCCTATTTCTACTTTCATGAATAATGGAAACTCTAATAAAGAAGAGTATTTTAGATTTGTAGCTGAAAGAGAATATTTAAGAAGCATATCACCTTTTTCTGAAATAAGTAAAACAAATGAGTTTGTAGGTGAATTAAAAAAAATTAAAGAATCCAAAAAAGATTTACCATATGAAAAACAAGTTAGATTAGCATATGAAAAAATACTTGCAGATAAAGCATTATCAAATACTTTTAATCCAAGTCATTTATTTAAAAATACTGAGTCAGCATTTGCAATTAGACTAAGTAATATTTTAACTAAAAATCCTAAGTTAAGACTTGATTATGATGTACTTGATGTTATGAAATCAGATTCTGATAAGGATAATAAAATGTTTAATATTTATGTTAATCAAAAAGATTATACTAATTCACTTTCAAATATATATCATAAAAATTTACTTGACTTAGCTAATCCTAAGATTAAAAAATCAGCAAATGAAAAAGAAAATCAATACATTTCAGACTTTTTTGCACAATTACCTTTATATGCATTTTTACAATCTGGCATAAATAAAACCAAGTTTAATTTTGTTAATATAGTAGACTATACACCTTTTATTAATGTTATTGAGCAAGAAAAAAATAAACTTATGAGTTTACTTGATAATGAAGAAAAAGGACTTGCATTTTTAGATGAATACTATAAAGTATTTAATAAACAAAATAGTATAAGTAATTTTGAAAAAAGCAGATTTAAAGATTATTTCATGGATTTTAACCAAGAAAAAAAGGTAACTAAATCTGAATACACATTAGAACCTACTATTAGTGATTTTATTTTTAAATATGATGATGGGGATTTAACAAATGTACACTATAAAAATCTAGTTGAATCTAATCCAACTACAGTATTCATAAATAGTACAACTGATTTAGAGTTAAGAGATCCATCAAAACAATTCAAAGGTCAAAGCTTTATTAATAAAGCAGCAAAAGGAATGAATATAGCATTAATAACTGCTTTAAATAATCCAGTTGATAATTTAGCTACAATACCGGCATCAAAATACTTTGTTGTTAAAGATAAATGGGAAGAAGCAATTCAAAACATGAAAGAATTAATTGAAGCAGGAAACAAAATTGCTTTTTCTACTAAAGGATATGGAGATATAAATGTCATGCCTCAAGAATTATTTGTATATTTATCACGTAGACTTTATGAAGAATTTGGATATATAAATCCTAATTCAACTATGTTTACAGATATGCTTGATTTAGTTGCAGAAAAGCAAGGAATTAGTGATGCAGAAATTGATAATTTATTTACAGAGGAAGAAGATCCGTTTAAATGTTAAGATATGAAGTGTGTAGTACAATCAAATACATTAGATTATTTAATTAAAAAAGAATATATTACAGATGTAAGAGCTATTATAGATGGTAATACTGATAAGTTTAATATAATAAATAAAAAACTTACAGAGTATGCTAGAATTAAATATGGACTATTACCTGCTCCAGATGAATTATTATTTACTATAGATACTGAAAAACATAAAAAACAATCAAATACAAATAGTAAAGCATATATATCTGATGCTATATATGATACTACATATAGAGTTGTACCTAATGAATTATTATTTGATGCACTACAAGACTGTGTAAACGCATATGAAGAAAAAAATGAAAGAGCACTTGGTCTTACTGATGCATTTGAAGAAACTGAAGATGAATCTAAAATTAAATTAGAATTTAGTAGTGCATATGGTGATAATGGATATAATCTTGATATTATAAAAGATAATATTAAAGTAGGTACTGTTAATTATGAATTAGATAATAGTATTGCTACAGTAGGTGCAGTTAAAATTAATGAAGATTTTCAAAGACAGGGATTAGCAACTGATACTTATAATATATTAGGTGATAGTTTAGCTGATCAAGATATATTACTTAGAAGTGGAGAATTAAATTCTTTAAGTAAAGGCTTATGGAATAAACTAGTTGAACAAAATAGGGCTCAAGAGGTTACTAAAGGTGTATATGAATATATTCCTACAAAAGAATCTGAACCAAGGTTTATGAGAGCATCAGTTGAAGGTGAACAATTTTTAACATTAGATGCAGAAGTATCTCAAAAAGCAAGAGCTACTGAGGTTGCTGAAATACTAGCTGATAGATTATCTAAAAACTTAAAAACATCATATCAAATTATTACTGAAGCAGAAGCAAAACAAATTCTAAAGAATAGAGTTATATCTTATAATGGTGAACCTGCTTTCTTTTTTGGTGGAATAGTTTATTTTGTGGGAGATAATTTTAATCTTGAGACTGCTTTACATGAGTTTGGTCATCCATTAATTGGTGCTATAAGAGTTGAAAATGTGAAACTGTTTAATAATTTATTTACCCAAGTAAAAAGTACTACAGAGGGTCAAGCAATTATAGAAAAAGTTAAAAGATTGTACCCTGAATTAACAACTGACTCTCCATTATTTATGGAAGAAGTTATAGTTCATGCTTTGCAACAGGCAGCATATGATAAAATAACAAATACTCCTCAATCAGAAGGATTTGTTTCATTTATTAAAAATCTGTTATATAGCATAAAACAAATATTTAGATCATTTTTTAGTAATACTCAGAATATTTCTAAAATAAATGAATCAACTACACTAGGTGAGTTAGCTGATATGATGGTTTCAAAAGATTTTGAGTATCAAACTGACTTAGTTACAGATGAAGATATTGCAATGTTCTCTAGATATACAAATGCCAGGGTAAAAATATTAACAAAGAATGTATCTGAAAATGCAATGCAGAGTGCTATAGATAATTTTTATGCATCTACATCTTCAATGCTAAATTCAGCTAAAAAATTTAGTAAAAAATCTAATCTTTATCCAATGTTACAAAAAACATTGTTTATAGAAGGGACAAATGAATTATTACCTGCAATTAAAAAATCTCTTACTCCATACCAATCAATTGTTGATACTGGAAAAGCAAGTAAAGATGAAATAATTGAAGAAGTTATTGAATCTGAGTTAAGAAGAATAAAAGATATGACTAATAAGTCTATCAATTTTGTAAGCAGTTTAGAAATCACTAATAATATTATTAAAAATATATACAAGGATTTATTAGATATACAAAAAGATAAAAACTTTGGTGAAAGAAGTACATTATCAGTATTAGGTATCTATAGAACCAATTTATCAAATTACATTGAGTTTGTTGATGATACTGTAGAATTATTTAAAGAAGATTTTAATTTAGATTCAAGTAATGCATTAAGTAATTTACTTAGTGAAATGAATACAAATGCAAAGTCTGCAATCACTTTACTGCAAAAGATATATAAAGACTCCTCTGTAGATTTTTATAGAACCTACACGGCTTATATGCAAGAATTTTTAGATGATAAACTTAAAAAAGATCTTGGTAATGCTTTAAAGAATAAATTAACTGCAGAAGAATTAGAAGACTTTTATGATAAAGTTGTATCCGGTAATATTGCTGATGAAGATATGGCAAAAATAATAGCAAAAGGTGTTGAAAAAAAATACATAAATGACTTTATATCAGAATACAATTATCTTAAAATTGATGAACTTAAATTAAGAGACATACTATCTGGTAATGCAAAAGATGTATCTTGGTTTAATAGATTCTTAGAATCATATACATCAAGTAATGACCCAATTGTAGGTGGATTAGCAATGTATATTCAAAATATTAAAACTGATGCACAGTTAAAGACACTTAATGAAACTGAAGTATTTAGAGGGAAACTTGAACCAATATTAAAAGCAAATAATATTAATTATAATAATACAGCTCAAGTTGCTGATTTAATTTCAAGTAGAGATGAGGTATTAGGTTATGATGAAAAAGGTGAAGTAGTTAAAAAAGAAATTTTTACACTTAAAAATGAGTGGAAAGGTTACAGATATGAACAAGCTAAATTACAAAATGATTATTCTAAAGCTTTAGAAACTAAAGATAAAGAAGCAATTGCTACTGCTGCTGCAGCATTAAAGCAATTTAAAAAAGATTATATGTATGATAAGTATACTAAAATAGTTTTAGATGCTGATGATATATTTAATGAATCTCCTGTACATAGATTAGCATGGTTAACAAGAAAACAAGCATTAGAAGATTATAATTCTGAGTTAAGTATATTCTCAACTGAATTAGAAAGATTTGAAAAGTATTCATCTGCCCAAGCTTTATGGAGAAAATATCAACAATTATATGAATTAAATTATATTGATGGTTCACCTAAAGTTGATGATCCTGAAAATAACATATATGATTTATCAATAGCACTTATACTAAGAGAGCATAAAGAAAAGACATCTGATTTTTATGAAAGTGTAGCAAAAGAAGGTTCTCTTCAAACATCATATAATGAATTTATTAATTCTATAATTGCAGAAGGTGTATCAAAAGAAGTATTTAATGAGATGAATGCTAAATGGATAAGACAAAACACTAGAGTTGCTTATTCAGAAACTTATTATACAAGAAAAAAAGAATTAATCACTAGATTAAAAGAATTACAAGATAAAAAAACTGATAAATCAGAATTTAATACTGGTGAAGCATTTAGTGAAATCTATGATTTACTATTTTCTTTTAGAGATTCACAAGGTCAACCTATTCCTTCTGAATTAAAAGCAGAGAGAATACAAAAAATTAAAGAATTACAACAAAAAATTAATGACTCTAAATTTGCAGAGCAAAAAACTTCTAAGTTAACTAAAGCACAAGCATCTGAATTAAATGAGTATATCAATATTATTAAATCAAAAACAGAAACATTATCTGATGAGCAAAAATTAAGATATTTAAAACTGATAAAAGAAAATACACCAGATGGATTAACTGCATTAGAATCTGCAGAAATACAAGGTATATATAGTGAATTAGCAGAAATTTCTTCTAAGATACCTACTGAGTATTATATGGAGACAATGAACTATTATCTAACACAAATATTAGGTAAAGGTGAAACTAGTGAAACTACTGTTGATGATTTAATAAACTCAGAATCATTTAAAGATTTATTAAGTGATGATACAAAATTTAGAAATTGGTTTTTTAACAACCATGTTACTAAAAAAAGATACTCAAGAACAGGCGACATTGATATATATTTTGAAAGACTTGCATGTTATTCAGTATCAGTACCAAATAATGAAGAAGACTATATTAAAACTAAATTAATCAATCCTCAAACTGGTACTGAGTTTACAATTAATGGATTACCAAATTCAAGACACACTGAATTTAGAATTAAAAATGACCCTAAGTATAGAACAATACCTATAGGGGAAGATTGGAAAGATTATATTGGTACCATTAAAGATAATGCTGGTAACTATTTACCAAGACCTTATAAGAAAGGAGAAACTAATAGTGCAAAAGATGATAGATTTGTAGACTATGACTATTTAAAACTTAAAGCAGCAAATAATGATCAATATAAATTAATTGAAACCATTAAAGAATATTACATTAAGTTTCAAAATGATGCTGCACTTGGTTCAAGATTATGGTATGACTTACCAAGATATGGTAAAAAAGGTATGTTAGAAAATCTTCAAGCTGGTGCATTATCTGATAAAGCAAAAGCACTTAAAGGTTCATGGGATTACTATTGGCAAAAAATGATAGGTAAATCTAATGATGATTATGAATTAGGTTTAAACTATGATGCAAAGAAAAATCTTGTAACAACAGATATGCAAGGTAATGAAATTAGTTACGTACCAGTAACAGGTACATATAACTTAGATATTGAAAAAACATCTAAAGACTTTTTACCTGGTATATTTCAATACATTCAGTCAATTAATATGCAGGCTAAATTAATTGAATCTGCACCATTACTTAATTCTATATTATCAGTATTAGAAGATCCTAAAAATGGTTTAAAAAATATTAATAAACAAAGTAGAACCATAAATAAAATTACAGGTAAACTTGTAAATGTAAATAAAAATAAAGGTGATACATATAATAGACTTGAGCAAGTAAGATCACTTGTAGAAAGAGAACTGTATGGTAGAAAAATTGTAGGTATTGAAGAGAGTAATCCTTGGTTGCATAAAATGTCAAACTTTATGTTAAGTGCAGCTGGTAGAGCAACACTTGCTATTAATGTTCCTTCAGATTTAAAAAACAGATATGGTCAGATAGTACAAAATCTTATTGAAGCTTCAGGAGGTAAATATGTATCATTAAAATCTATGGCATTAGCAAGACCTTGGGCTGCTAAAACTATGTTAGAATGGTCAGCAGTAGGAATATATGCTAGAGGTAGTCAATCTCTTAATTCACAAATAATTCAATCTTTTGATGCATTCTTTAAAACTGAAAAACAATTTGGTGAAAATTTATCAAGAACTAGAGCTAAAGACACACTTGATGGTTCTTGGATGTATTCATTCAGAAAATTTGGTGAGATGGAAGCTGCTATGCAATTATTTGGTGGATTTATGCATCATCAATATGTAGATCAAATTACTTCAACAGGTAAAGTTGTACCAATAAGATATATTGATGCTTGGGAATTAGATAAAGATGGTGTACTTTCATTAAAAAAAGGTATTAATCCTGAATGGGGAAATAAAACTATATATCATACAGTAGAAGCTACAGATACACTTGAATCAATTTCTGAAAAATATTCTATTCCAGTAGATGAATTAAAAGCTAAAAATAGAATATCTAAAAATGAAAATCTTATAGAAGGTAGTGAGTTAGTAATTGCTCAATCAGTTAAATTTAAACAATTTAAAAATAAATTTCAAACTATTTCTAGAAGATTATATGGTGTATATGATGATTTTGGACAAGCAGAAGGTAATAAATATTTTATTTATAGAATGTTTTACTTTATGAGAAAATGGACAACATCAATGTTTACAAATAGATTTGGTGCTGATTTATCTAAAGAAAATAGATGGGGAAGAAGATATGATTGGGGATTAGGTGAAACATCAAGAGGTTATTATATATCTGGTATTGTTTCATTATATAAATTAGTTAAATCTGCAGGTAAATATTATCCGTATATGTCTGAAGAAGATAAAATTGATACCAAAAAAATGATATCAGAAGGAGTATCAATATTTCTTTTCAGTGTATTAGGTGGTTTACTATTTGCATATGATCCTGATGATGATGAAAGATGGGAAAAAATTAAAAATAGATCAGATGCATTTGGTACTGAAGGTTTTAAAATGAATGGTTTTATTACTAATCACATGTTAAATTTACTATTACAAGTAGGAGCTGAAACATCTGCATTTGTACCTTTACCTGGTTTAGGTTTTGATGATTATAATAACTTCATTAGTGTAACAAGTACATCTTTTGGATCTACATTGACCTTATATGCAAAAATTATAGAAGATATATTTATGATGGTAGCTGGAAAAGATGCAGCATATTACCAAATTGAAAGTGGTCCATATTCATGGCAAAAAGAAGGTCAAGCTAAAATAAAAAGCCATATTTTAAAAACAATTGGTATAACAGGTAGAACAGGTGATGTTGAAACACTTATTAAAAATTATGAAAGGTATTCTTCTAAAATATAAATAACAATGGCTAATAAAACAACAGGAAGTGCAGGTACTTCAGTAAAAGTATCAAGACCAGGTGTACACTCTAAGAATGGTACATCTAAGCTTAAAAAATCAAAGCTCTATAAGAAAGGATATAGAGGTCAAGGTAAGTAGGAAAAAAAAAGGAGAGAACCGTTGTGGCTCTCTCCTTATATTATTTTAATTCATTTGATAATTTATTTACACAATCCTCATATGCTTCAGAAGGTGTTGAATATTTATTACTGCAATTATCAAAGGTTGTTTTTTGCTCATCACTTAAGTTGCTATAACCAATCATTTGTGTAATCGGACCAATTTCTGCACAATCACAAGGATTAACAGCACTTCCACATGAATTAAACAATGTTAATCCAATAATAGATGAAGCAATATAAACACCTTGTTTAATAGTTATATTAAAATTTTTCATTTAGATTATTTTTAATTTTTTTATAATTTTTAATTACATTTCAACAATGCTCCAGCTGGACCAGCGTATGCATCTTGACACTTTTTATACTTTTTATATTCTTCATTGGATTGATTTCCAGTTGCAAATGGCATACCATATCTTTCTCCATTATCATTTATTAATCTTTCAGAAGGAACATTTAAAATATCATAACAATCACATGCACTAGGTGTAGTATCACATGCTTTAGCAATTATAAATATAACTACCGCAATAATTATATACTGTCCAATTGTTAATACTGGTTTTTTAACAGGTGTTGCGTTTTCCATAAATTTTATTTATTTATATTTATTTATATTTAAATATATCAAGTTTAAAAAGGAGATACATTGCTGTACCTCCTAATTGATATATTTGTTTAACTATACTCCCTTGGAGCAAGTGTCTTTATAAGAAGAATTCTCCTCCTAATGTGTCATCTTTATTAGCATCATCAAAATCAAGATCAAAATTAAAATCATCATCTTCTAGTATATTTTTTGCTATAACTTTAATTTCTCTTTTATCTAACTTTTCTTGTAACTGTATAAGTTCCTCAGCTTCAACAGGTTTAACCTCTTCTACTTCAAGTGTTTCTTCAAGTGCTTTTTTCTCAGCATTTGGTATTCTTATTAGAATATCATCTAAAGATAGTCTTTCTACTTGAGTTTCTACTATAGGTGCTTCAAATGTATTACCTGCTGGATCTTCATAGAATACAGCATCATAATTTGCAGCATATCTAATATCTTCATCAAGTATATCAGCTTCAATATCAGCTTGCATGTTATCTCTTTCAATTGCTAATTGAGATAACTCAGCATTTTCTTCAGCTTTTTCAATCTCAGTAAGAATATTTAACTGATTCTCAGGTTGCCCATAGTTTAACTCTAATTGATCTACAGGAACTAATTCAGCACCTTCAACAAAGTTAGCTAAATCAAATTCAAATGCAACAAACCAGTGAAATTTTCTCTGGTCATCCATCCAGTCTCTAGGATGTGATTTTTTCAATGCATAAGTAACATGATTATAGAATGCCCACAATGAATTTATCTCACAGTTGTAGTCATAACTTGGTTTATCCATTTGTTGTTTTACAATACTTATCTGCTCATTAGTAAGAAGTTCATACTCTGCGTATAATATACCCAATAATTCAGCTTGTTTTCTTTCAGTAATAGTAATTTTCTTCATTGTATCTTTATCAGCTACAATTCTATCAAAGTATATATCTGCATTACTAATTTGCTCAATGATTGCTTTAATAGTTTCAGTGTCTGCAGTTCCAAGATGTTTTCTTCCATATGAACCCATATCTCCGGCTACTACACCATTCATACATATGAATACATAACCACCCATTGCACATTTAAATCTCATTAGTTTATTATAACTATTAGACCATGCAAACATTAATCCTATCTCAGGATCTTTATCATAGTTAATATAATATATGCCTTGAGCAATAGAGCCATCAGAATTAGATCTATATGTTTCTTTTTCTACAGTAAAACCATGGAGAGCTAATTGCTCCATGGTATGATTAATAATAAATTCATGTGAGATAACAGTATATGATTCTGCATGATTTGGTAATGCTACACTAGTTAAATATTCTTTTGTGCAGTCTTTAGTTCTTATTGCCATTTTAAAATAATTTTAATTGATTACTATTTGGTGCTAACTGGTTAATTTCTTTATTGATTTTCTGTAAATAAAATTGCTTATTAATTAAATATTCATCAAAAGGTTTCTTTACATAGTTAATGAATACAGTCTGCATCCACTTACCACTTTCAACTTGTATCTTTCTACCATCAGTTTTATTTGTCTTAATAATTTTAGACCCTTTCTCAGATATATAATATCTAATAGTCTGCTGTAGTTTTGTAGCTGAATACTCAGACATTTCTATTTTCTCTTCAATAAATTCCCAGTCACCTTTTATCTTAACTCCTCCACAATAATCATACACATTAGTCTGAGTAAGTAGAAAAGCTTCAGGTTTAATACCGTGTACAAAATGATAATATATTGCTCTTGGTATAATTAAAAAACTTTTATTTTTATGTAAGGCCAGATTATTAAACTCAAATCTACCTTTACACTTAGTTGCAGCATAATAGAACGTACCATTTCCTTCTTTAAAAAGATAATGCGGATTCTCTTGCTTCATTTCATTATATCTATCTTTATCAACAAGTTTATAATCATGTATTGCTATGTAGTTATTTACATCTCCAAGAATCATTTTACTATAAGTATCATGTTCTAATTGAAGATTAGTTATCTTTTCCCATCTATTGCAAATCTCTAGATACTTATCTTGATATTCTCTAGGTATAATAGTTTCTAGACCATCAGTATTTTGCATCAAAGGATATGCATCAGGAATCTCTTCACATATCATTTCATATAGCATGCATAAACTTAACTGGCCATTAATTGTAATTTGCATAGTAAACTCTGGGTCATACAGAAAACTATTAGCATCATTACTTAATCCATAAGTTGAATTAAGAATAATCTTATATACATAATTCCTTACATCTTTTTTACTTATCTTCTTTCTTTCATTAAAGAACCATTCATATAACTCACAAAATTCTGCTTTTGGTAAATGTGCTGGAGACCAACCATTTCTGATTGCTAAGTTGGGATAATATGATACCACATCACTTGACATAATAATAACATCTTTACTAGACTCATATATACCACTCTTTCTTGCACCGTGAATACCACCTAAACCAAAATCAGTTTTAACACCTTTATAATTCAGACTATATTTAAATCCTCCTTTTGTGTTTTCTGGATATACAATTATTTCATTAAATCTTGTTAATAGTTTTTGAAATGTTGCAGTTTTAAATTCAGTATAATCAAGTATTATATCTTTTACAGTAATACTTTCTCTTTTAGTTCTTAATTGTCTTAACTCATACTTTTTAATACCAGTACTCTCACTCAAGAAATGTAAAAACAACTCTTTACTAATTCTTGGCTCAGATGCACTGAATAAAGGAATATTATACTCCTCAGTTAATGTTTTCCTTAAAGCAATTTGACTTTTACTAAGCATCATTATACGCTTAGTTGACTTTACATCATTCCAACAATAACCAATTATCTCATCAATCTGATTAAATGTGGTCACTTTGGTAGTATGGTGTATTGGCATATCCTGTATGTTTTCCCAATCCATACTATACTGAATCCACTTTAGTGAGCTTCTTTTAGCAGGATTATCCCAATGATTTAACTTAAAGACATCTACTTGCTTAACACTCATAGTCTTTTCATAAAAATCTAGGAATTCCCCATTACTTTGTTTATTAATTACATGCTGTGCTTTACCATATATCCAGTTAGCAATTTCACTACCTGACATATAAGATAGACTTTCAGCATTCTGAATTATATATTCAGTTATCTGACCATCAAATCCTAATCCATTATAAGATACATGCCATTCATCATGTAATATATTCCTTTTAATAAATTGAATGTAATCATCAAAATCATTTTGTAAATCATGTACAACAAATACATGTCTCTCATCTGATTTTATGCTTTCAAAGCATGCTATGAAACAGTTAATCATAGTCTCATAATCCATAACCCAGTGGGTCTTAGCTGTTTGTGCCATATTTATTATTCAGTTAAGCTGTTTCCCCTATTTAGTTAAAAACACAGAGCATCAGTAATGACACTCTGTGAATTATTTAATTATTTTGCAGGTTGTACTGCTTTATCAAGTGTAGTCTGAAAGTCAAACTCTTTAGCATTAATACCTATATAGTTAATTAGATTTTTAATATCTAACTTGTTATCTAAGTAGTACTCTTGAAATGTTTCACTTGACACTCTTTCTTCTTTTACATTTCTACCATTAGGTCTCAATGCTTTAGTAGCAGTAGGGTCTCCATTTTCATCTAGTTTTGGTAACATGTGTAATGTAGTTTTAGTTACTTTACCTATGATAACAAATAATCCTGATGTCAAATCATAGATACACTCTACATAGGGTGAATCATTAGATACTGGTATCATTCTAAATGTACTGTGTCCATTCCATTCTGAACTAATTAATGTCATTGTGTTTTCTCCTGTCATAATTTTTATTTTAAATCTTTATTTAATTTTTGTAACTCTTCTATGTTTACTATTAATATTTCTTTTTCCATATCTGGTATAGTACATAATTCTCCTACATCTCTTAATGTCTCTTCTGATATACCAAGTAACTCAGAATAAATATTAAAATACTTTTCAGGAAATAAAAAGCTATCCATATACATGAAATTGCTGCCATTCTTATCAAAATGGTCTCTTATTTTGCGCTTAACTGTGGGATTCATCTTACTGTATCTACCATTAATTAAATGCATCCAATCATCTTTCATGTCAGAAAAATCAAATGTATATAATACCTCAGTATCATTCAGTTTAATATAATCACTTAGTCTATTGTGTTTTAACAGTACATTTTTCTCAAAATTCAGATAGTCTTGATCTTTTCTTTCATGAAAAATTGCTACTAGTTTCATATCCTCAGGTTTTACATAATCATTCCAGCCAAAATAAGTTTGAACTGGAGTAACACTTAAACCTTTTTTAATGCCCAAGAGTGGATATACAAATATCTTGGATTTTTGAAAGTAATTCTTATAAAGCGCACTAATACTCATAATTGTTATAGTTTTACATTACCGGTTGCTAATTGATATGGAAGAGTAAAATCCTTATTAGTATAATGATAGTCTACAACTGTCAATATCTCTTTAAAATTTTCTTCCCACACCTTTAATGTTTCTGTTGATACTTGAAAAGGATAAATTAAATTAGCTTTATCAATCACAATAAAAGTAATAACAATTTTCCATTCAGCCATATCAGGTATACCTTTAAGATATTTACCCAAACTCAACTGTTTATACATGACGGCCTGTATCCAATATTTATAATATTGCACTGAGTCTGGAAAATCCTGAATAGGTTTACCAGTTGTTTTTAAGTCATTAATAAATAAAGTCTTAGTATTATAGTCCATGACTACATTATCTAAGATACCTTTAAAACCAAATTTATACTTACTTGATTTTATCTGTACACCTTCTTCATTAAAGATCTTAACATTCTCATCTATATCACCATTAAGTTGCATCAACTCACTCACAATTGGATGCTTTCTTAATAACTCTACAGATTCTTTTGCTGTGTCTAGTGTAGCTTGATCCACAATAGTCTTACCTTGCTTTACTTTTAAAAATTCAAAGTACTGCATATTCTGTTCAGTTGTCATTTTTGCAATTCTACCTTCATCATTTTTTAATGACTGATACAAGTTAATACCTGCAAGTACATTAATTATTGAATCAGGGAAATCAGTTAATGTTAAATCAGTATCAGGTTGTGATTGATAAACCTTAAAGACTTCATCTACTAATAACCTGTTGTTATCTTTTGGAAGATTACTAGGTATTACTATGAATTCTTTATCAAAATTCTTTGGTTCAAGTAGTAAACAATGTACTACTTTCCCTGCTACTAAATGAGCATCAACCATATCTTCTCTTTGATTTAAGATATAGTGTCTATAAAAAGCTGCCGGTGAATACAGCAGCTTATTTATACTTGAGTAACTAAAATAAAAGTCACTATTATAAAATTGATTTAATTCTTCATTATAAGAAATAGCCATCAGTGTTTGTTTTTAATTCTAGATTCACATTATCAAAATCAATTAAGACTTTATCTATTTTTTCAGGTTCTGTTGCAATAGATGCAACAACTGCTTCTTCTTCTAAATCAGGTAATTCAAGTTCTGGGGATGATACAACAAAGTCTTCTTGCACTACAAAAGTATAATTAAAATCCATAGCTTCAAGATATTCAGTACATAAAGTAATAGTTTTTACTCTAAAATATAAAGAATTACCTCCATCAGTTATATCATCCCCGTGGAGCTTTAGCACTATGTCAACATTTTCTTTAGTTAATTGCTTATGCTTTTTCAGTTTATCCATAACATCATCAATATTCATTCTAAAATATGAACTTGGTAATGTCATTAAAGATAATAATGATTTAAAATTTACATGTCCTTTACTTCTACATTGCTGCATTTGACCAGAGTATGAATAAAATAGTAAACTAAGATATAATACACTGTCTTCAAAATTTGAATTAGCCATGATTTCCATAGCCATTGTGTGATTATCAGTATCAGAACTATTAAACATTTCACATAAACTTTCAAACATATCAGAATCAATACCTAATGCCTCATTTCCATTAAGGTGTTTTAGTAATTCTGATTCATCATATACTGGTAGAGTTGACTTATTTATTTCATGATAAGCACTAAGATACTCATCTTGTATTTTATTATATCTTTTAGAAGAATAACTAGTACCAGATGTTAATCTAAATGGAATATATGAACTTTCAAGAAAACCTCTTGTATTATATGAAACTCCAATTGATTCTTCAGTATAAAATTCTAATGCATCTATTACTTTTTGATTATAATAATCATCACCTAAGTTTAAAGCTAAATAATTTTCAAAATATTGTTTAAACTCAACAGTAGCAACAGTATATGTCCATTGATAAGTAATGTATTTTGAATTACTATTTTCTGAAACAAAAATTGCTGTTGCATCTGCTAAATTAGTAGTAGATTTAATTTTGTAATCTTTTGTCAGATTTTTAAGTTTTACTCTTGGAATATTAACTCCTTTTGCAAAATATAATTTATCATTTAATGTAGGTATATAACCTGTTGATACTGTGTTAAATATTTTATTATCATCCACATTATCAAAATCACATATTTTAGTTTCTATTTCAAACCTAAAAGATAAAGAATTTATGTCATGATTATCATACCAATCACCATTTGTAAGTTCCATTTCTATAAATAATGCCTCTTTCATATAATTTAATTTTAAAAAAAGCGGCTTTTACACCGCTTTATATTTGTTTTAATTGTGTTTATGCTCCTTTTTATGGGAAACAGTTTTATGCTTTTACTATTTAACAGCCATCTTCACTACTTGTGGATTTTGCATTAGCTTAGCAAATTTAGGCTTATTGCCTGCTAATAACTCTTTCACTAAATAGTATTTAAGATCATTAGTGAATGCATCACAGTCTGTAGTAAGTTTTACTAATCTGTTTATCATAGCATCACTTATAGAATGATTAGCTGCATGTGTCAATGAATAATTTATAAGTCTTGTAGTAATAATACTACTAATATCAGCTCTAAATTCATCTCCAGTACCTATTGCTCCATTTAATGCTCCAACTACATATGCTTCATTTACATTAGTCATAATATCAGCTGGAGATATAATTTTATCCATCTTGTTATTAATAAACATAGTGAACATACTAGAGAATTCAGGTCCTACTGAACCTTCTCCAATCATTTGAATTAACGGTAACTGCTCTTCAAACTTCTCAATAGAACTAATAGCATTAAAGAAAGTAGTAATAGCTCTTGGATTAACTTTTTGAGTTACTACTTCTGGATTCATCAACATAAAATTGATACATCTACCATCAATTCCTACTTGCTCAGCCCACTTAGCCCATACATTAATATCAAATTTAATTTCAACTGAGATAAATCTAGTCTTTTGAGCTACATCTAATGCAGTTACATTATAATCTCCATTGTCTGGATTTGAAGTTAATATTATGTGCCAGTTTTTTGGCAATTTCCAAGAAATATATTCCTGCTGATCAATAAGCTCCATAGTTGCTTGCATAAATCTATGATCAGCTCTAGTATAATCATCTAAAATCAAGAAACCACCTTCACCTTGCCCTTGTATCCATTCTGGAGCAGCATGTGACATTCTACTACTATTAGTAGGTTTATATCTATTCTTAATATAAGTTTCCATTAAAGATTCTTGAACCCATTTAGTAGCACCATCTTCTCTAACCATCTCAAATTCTTTGAATGGAAAACCAATTAAATCACCTAACTCTTCAATCTGTGAAAGATTTAATTTAATAATATTCATACCCATCTCAATTGCTAATTGCTTAACAGCTGAAGTCTTTCCAAGACCTGCATCACCTTCTACATTTATTGCAACAGGTACTTTACCTTCAGCTTGGATGTATTGATTATTACCAACTATGTGTTTTAAAAACCCTTTTAATTCTTCTACATTTAATTGAACTTGACTCATCTTTTTTAATTTTTTAAATTTCTAACTTAATAACTTTTCCGGGAAGTTCCGTGTTCATATAAGATTGCTCAGACAGCACCCACAATACAGGAGCTTTTGGCTTTACATTAGTATAACACTCACCGTCAGTAAAATACACTAAGCTAGTATATTTTCTTATATTCTCATTATAATATTCAAGGACGGGATCAAATTCTGTCCCACCTCTTCCATATATCTCAATTTCATTTTTACCTTTATAAGGTTCTATGCTTTTGATAGCAGTATCACATTGTACTATGGTAATATCAACACCTTGTTTATAGATGTGTAATATTTCATTCATAAATTCATGTAACTCTTGATCACATACTGATCCTGAAGTATCAATAGCCAACAACATATGTTGTTTCATTTTAATCTTAAGACCAGGATTCTCAGAATATCTTTTATTCTCTTTTCTCCTTATCTTTTTAGTATACACTTTAGATGACACACCAGTAAATCTTCTGATATATCCTCTCCAATCAAATTTAGCAGGCTTAATTTCTTCCATTTCAAGTAAACCCTCAATTTCTCCAGGGATATTACCTCTTTTCTTTTCAGTCATCTCCTTAGCATCATTGAGAATTTTATTCAATTGTTTCTCAATTAGCTTTTGCTCAGCTTCAGTCATGTCTTCAAAATCAGCCCAAGTAGGATGATCACTGGCCATTTCATCTCCAGCATCCATTTGATCAGCTAACTTATCAAAATTATCATCACCACTTGTGCCATTTTTGTCTTTATCTTCTTTAGCCTGTTGTAGTTTATCATAATAATATCTACAACCTGCTTTTCTATCAAGATTTAAATCAGGATAATCATCTATATTAATACCACCTTCTGGTAGTAATTCATCTGAAATATACTGATTAATCTCCATATCCATAGCTATATTAGCCAGTTTTTTATCACTAAACTTAAAATACATAGTAAGATGACCAAAAGCTATATGAAGTAACTCATGCTTAAGTAAACCTAATCTATGATCCTCAGATAAACTTGTCCAGAAATCTTCATTAATTGTAAGTTGATAATTAATATTATTTTTACTTACACCAGCAGTAGGAACTATTTTATTATTCCATACTTTATTTAACATGATTAAAAAGAACCCATAATAGGGCTCTTTTAACATCAAGTCTTTACTGGTTTTTGCTAAACTATCTTCTCTACTCTTCATTTTTTAATGTTATTGAGTAATTTAACTTATTAACTGGATAACCCCAGTTTGACATTGCTCTTTTTAAGTCTTCAACATGAATTTCTAAATAATAATCCATAATCCCAGGTTCTACTTTTGCAACAATTAAAGCATTAACAAGTTGTGCTGCACTTAACTTATGATCACTTTGAATACCTAATTCACGGACTCTAACAAAAACATTAGGTATATTTTCTAACCAATAATCATCACTTTTTAAACTCATACCATAAAATATGATTAACCATCCTTCAGATGCATCAATATCACAATTATTTAGTATTTCATTTGCAACAACATGATTCTCTTTATCAGGAGAATTATACATTTCATATATACTTTCAACACTTTCTCTATTCAGTACTACTTTTTCCATTTCTATAATTTTGATATCACTAAGTAATTTGCATATGCATCTTCATATGTAAATGCCCAGATTCTATAGCCATCTATTATAAATAATTGCATTTCCATAATTCTAGTATATTTCTAAAAGTTCAGATTCAATATAATTTAATAACCCTAAAACTTCAGTTTTTTGACATGTTTCTGGATTTTCATCATCATATTCCATATTATTAGAAATTAGTACTTCTAATTGATTTAACAAGTTTACTACTTGTGTTTCTACTTCTTTGTTCATCTTTTCCATTAGTCTTCTATTTTTAAGGTTTTAATCATCCATTCTGTGGGTTTATCTAAATTCTGAACCCATTCTTTAGCACTTGGGATATAATTATTACAATCCTCTTTTACATGTTGTTCTCCAACATATCTTGTATATACAGTTTTACCATCTGAGTTGACAAAAGACATTCCAAATACTTTTTCACATTCAAATATACCTTCACTATGATGTCTAAACATTCTGTGTTTACTATGACCTATCCAGGCTTTAGTTTCATCAAACCACTCCTCAATAGCTATGTAATCTTCCCATGTTCCTCCCCACCGTTTTGCAGCAGATTTTGCATGTTGTATAGGATGACTCATTATTTCTTATTTTTATCTTTTAAACTACCTTCATAAATATATTCTTCCCAATCAGCAACTCTGATACTATTATTAATTGTATATGTACCAAGTTCTACATCAATATGAACATAACCACGGCCACCTTCATTATTCCACCAGTCTTCTATATCATTTAATAACATCTCTTGACAGTAATCTTCAATTAAAGTACTTAATCCACTATCAATATCATTTAATAAGTATTCTTGATCCCAATTTTCTAATTCATCATAATCTATATATGGATCTTGAGTAGCATTAACATATTCAATTGCTCCACTATCTCCACCACCTTCATAATGTACTACAACTTTTTTAATACCATGACTGACTAAGCCAAACATTATTTTTTCTAAACTATTTTTATCCATAACTTTTTATTATTTAAACTTATATTATTTAAATTTATAGAAACGTCCCAGTATATTACCGTTTAAATATTTATCAGACTCAAGTACTCCTAATACAAATTGATGTTTAGTTTCTTGGTATGACAATTCTAATTTAGTAGTACATATCATTAGTATATCTC